ATGATAAATAAAGAGAATGAAATACAATACGTATGCAAAGACTGCAAATGTCGTTTTCCAAGATCACAAGTATATTGGCTGGAGTCTGGTGAATTTATATGTGAGCGTTGCTATGGAATCGATTCAATATTCAGAAAAAAATATAGACTCAGTAGTTTAAAGCTTGGATATAGTGCTCCCGGACATCTAAATGATAAAGGAGAATAAAAATGAACATAATGAATGAAGTAATAAATGTCGCAAATGAATTGAATAATGAATTATATAAACTTGACTCCTATCATTCTTCGGTATTTGATTTTCTTTTCTCAATGTCAACTGATGGGCATTCATATGCAATCATTATTAACGAGGTGCAGGATTTCGGTTTCTCAATAACATTGTATAACGATGATGAGCCTTTTAACGAAGATATAGAAACTATGTATGAAAATGACGAGATAAGCTTCCGAAATGCAGTAAAAACACAGGTACTCAGAAATTTAAACACAATAACAATGCGCTTAGAAAAAATATGCAAAGAACTAAACAATAAAGGAGACTAAAAAATGACATCTGATGAAGCTAAAGAAAGTCTTGGAGAAGTGATAACAATCAAAGCACCAGGAACTGGCAAAGGACACAAACAAGTCGAAGTCTACAAAATAGATGTGCATGAAAAAACTTCATGGGGAAGAGGGACAATCAGATTTGTAGATTTAAGCGATCCGAAGAGAAGAAAAATATGCTGTTGTCTAACACAAGTCGAGCTTCACAATTCAAACACAGACAGGAACAGCAATGGGAAGCGAAGGAGGCGCAAAGAAGCAGCAAGTGAGACTCAGACTCAGACTACAAGAAAACGTCAAAGGAAAAGCAAAAGGAAGCTAAGGAGAAGACGATCATGAAACCCAAGCTTGTCATTTGTAACAAAGCGCACACAGACGAATGCCCGATGTGTTCTCATTCTGTGATTCATAGCAGAAAATATATGGGAATCGGTTATTGCACAGAATGGGCAGAATGCAGTGATACTAATGGAAACATATTATTTAAAGTCAGATGCATTTCAATTGAATCCTCAGATGGAAAAGATGTTCTAAGAACTATGAAGAAAAATGGAAAGGAGTATTAAAATGTATCAAATCAGATCAGGAAATTTAATCCTAGCAACAGGAAGTTCAAAAGCTGAATGTATTGAGCAATTAAATTTGAAAATCCGAATTGAAAAAGTTGAAAAAACGCAAACAGTTAAAATTGAAAATAAATTTTGGATAGATAGAGAGTATACACTTCCAAATCAATACACTGATGAATTCAATCGCCACGAAATACTCAATGACATTGCTCATAAAGTGTGTAAATTAAATGGATTTGTATTGGAAAAGATAGTTGTATTAGAAAAGTGGGAATAAGCTAATGTTTGATTTTAGATCATTCTGTGAGGATTATGATTTGGAAACGGCTCCGCCCGGGCATAGACATAACAGAGAAAATGCTGATTGGATAAATGTAGAATGTTTTCGATGCTCCGGAGGAAATCCTGGCTTCCATCTCGGATTCTCGGAGCAATCTGGACAATTTGTATGCTGGAGATGTGGGTACGTACCATTTATTCAAGCAATACGTGGATTGGCCAAAGTTTCTGACTGGACAAAAGCAAAACAAATAGCAAAAGAATACGGAGGATACGAAAAAAGACTCAGGAAGTATGCGAAAGAGCCAAAAGAAAAAGATATCGAAACAAAACTTCCAGAAGGCATTCTCGATCATTTTCCAGAAAAACATAAAAAGTATCTTGAAAGCAGAAACTTTGATCCTGACTATCTTATTGACATGTGGAATTTGAAAGCTACGGGACCATTAGGAAAGTACAAAAACAGAATCATAGCTCCCATTTACTACAGAAACACTCTAATGTCGTATCAAGGAAGAGACATTACTGGAAAAGACACAGGAAAATATAAAGCTTGTGAAATGGAAGGAGAAAAAAGACATCACAAGCATTGTCTGTACGGAATTGACATGGCAGTGAGTCGTGCTGCTGTTGTAGTTGAAGGAATAACTGACGTTTGGAGACTCGGACCAGGTGCTGTGGCAACATTTGGAATCAAATTTAAAGAAGCACAGGTACTACTACTATACAAACACTTCGATAGAATTTTTGTACTTTTCGATGAGACTGATCCTGAGGCAAGTCATCAAGGAATGAAACTAACAACACAATTATCCCTATTGGGAAAGGAGGCTGAGAAAATTGAATTAGGACTAGAATGTGACCCTGGAGAGTTGTCGGATGAGGATTCCAAGTACCTAATGCGTGAACTTCTAATCAGATGAAGGAGAACAGTCATGAAAAAACTCATTATCGCTATCATAACAGTAGTATTTATGTTTTCAGTTTCTTTCGCAAATGCAGGAGTCGATTGCGAAAAAATAGAAAAGCTTGCAAGAGCAATAATGGAGAAAAGACAAGATGGCTACCAAATGAGCACACTGATGGGAGTTATGAATAAGAATGATAACGAAGCAGCAAAAAACATACTCAAAATCATGATTATTGATGCTTACGATTATCCTAACTATAGTACAGTAGAAATGGAAAGAGAGACCATCACAGAATTTGGAAACAAATATTACAAACATTGCGTAGAACAGCAATAAAATAATATTTGTAGTTGACAGCACTGAACAATACTGATACATTTCTAATTACGCCCTCCTTCTATATATAAAGACACGATGCTCTCCAGGATCGTCTGACTCACTAAGGCGTAGTTGCCTTAGTGAGAAGTCTTTCCTATCTTTAAAAATGGAGACGATTATGAGTAAGACAATCGAATATCGAATTCCAGGAACTGTTTTGTTTTCAGATCAATTAGGAAGAAAGGAAAAACTGCTATTTGCATACTTCTACACATATCATTTACAGTATAAGATGGGCTGCACAACTTCAAATGTGCAGCTTTCTTACATTATAGGAACTGACAAAAACAAAGTCTCAAAATCAATAAAAAAGCTAAGTGATCTTGGATATATCAAAATAGAATATAAAAATAGAACTCCAATCAAAGAAAGAACACATAATGCTGGAGTTGTAAAATATTTTCAGAAGGAAACTCAATTCTACAACATTCTTCGAACCATTACTGTGAGTGAGAGATATACAAAAAGGAAGAGAAGAACAAGATCATGAAAACACGTATTTAGATAATCTAAATACGTGAAATATACAATTAGATACAGCTTTCTATTGTTAAAAAATAAGCTTTTAATTCATGAAAGGAGTTTGCATGTACTCTTTTTTGACAGACAATTCCATTAGTTGGAAAGCAAAAGGATTGTTAGCATTTATCATTGAAAACAATGAGCAATTTGAAGATACGACTTCGAGAAAAGAGAAAATCATTTCCCAATTCAGCAAAGAAAAAATAGTTTCTATTCGTTCAGGAATTAAAGAATTGGAAACAAATAATTATTTAGAAAAAATAGTCATAAGAACAACTAAAGACAAAAAATATGTGATAGGATCAAAATGGAAAACTAATTTGGAAAAGGAGAATCAAAATGAGCTATCCGAATAGACTTCCCGATGTGATAATAAATTCCAGCACAGAAAATTTTACAATAATTCCTAATGAGCTTTTGAAAAACAAACAACTAAGCTGGAAAGCGAAGGGATTATTATCTTTTCTTCTTTCTCATAAAGATAATGAATGGTATAGCTACAAACAAACAATTCTTAATTATGGAACAGATGGTCCAAACTCAGTTGATTCTGGATTAAAAGAATTGGAAAATTTTGGATATTTAATGAAGCTCTATTATAGAGATAAAGACAAAAGGAAAATAAGAGGATCTATTTGGGTATGCTCGGATTTTCCAGACCAAATACATTGCTGGAAAAAGATCAAACAAAGATTAGACGAGTATGATCTTGAGCCAGTGTCCATTGCAGGAAATAAGAAAAAAGTTGAAATAGATGCTGAAAAGACGAAACACGAAAAAGTCGAGAATCGTGAAAGTTGTGAATCGTTAAATCACGGACTAACAATACTCAATTATAATAATACTAATGAAGAGAATAATACAGTAGTATCTAAAGATACTACTAATGCGTTTTTAGTTAAAAACGCAAGCTGTAATAATTCTGAGAAAAGGAAGAGAAAAAGAAAAAAACATCTCAGTGAAGAAACAAACAACGCTCCCAACACTTCCAAATCAAACATGAAAGAGAAAGCTAAACAAAAAGCCTCAAGCAAAGCTCCAAAACACAAATCCAAGCCCAAACATGAGACTCAAAGAAATGTTGCGGCAATCAAACTTTGGAACGAATACTGTTCAAAAAACAAAAAATGGCAAAAATGTTTAATTAAATCTGATTCTCAGACTTATCGCAAAACACTCAGGAAACTACACGAACTTTTCAATGGTATCCTAAATTATAGTGAGGATCAGCTCATACATAAAAATATAGCTCCTAAGCTTTCCAAAAAATTTACTTTTGATATGTTCCGAAAGAGCTTGGAAGTTCTGAATCAAAAAATTGATCCTAAGTATTACCCAAAGAATAAGGATTGGATGACTGGTCTTTCATTACAAAACGCAATTATGAACTTTAGTGGTTCCGCAGCAAATTTACATGAAGCATATTATTTAGGACTCCAGGAAATTTATCAACCAAAGCACGAATTAGAGACTGAAGAACAAAAACAAGCTTTTGATATTTTGAATCAGCATTTCTCGAAATTCTCTACTTTAGACATTTCTTCTAAAAAAATTGTATCTCTTATCAAGGAAATAGATAAAGAGTATTATGTTCTTTCTTTTGCAAGTTCAGTAGATCAAGCGATAAAAGGAGTAGATGAGCTAGGAAGTTCTTTGTATGATGATCAGGGTTTTAAACTAACAGAATCCAAGCATTCTCCAAACTCTCTTTATCCAGGAAAAGCTACTTTTAATGCTATAAACGAAGCACACAAGCACGTATATAATTCAGAGCTATTGAAAAAACGTCCGTCAGAAGCTGAAATGAAGAGATTGAAAAAAGCAGAAGAGTCTCAAAACGAATACAGAAAACACGAAGAAACGCTTTTCAAAATCAGAGCAATGGAAAGCAAAGGAAAAATTGATCTTGTAGAAATTGTAAATAATCGTGATGATGTCATTGGCTTAGAAGTGAACGGGATTCAGATTGCTAGAAAAAATGGCAAAGGATACCTGGAAGTCAATGATAATGTTGTTGTTGATAAGGACTCAATCACTGTTGGGAAAAGACGAATCATTTAAAACGAACAGAATTGCTCTAGGATTCGCTTTCAAAGCATGAGCTGAACTCTGAGTCACACTGAAGCTCATCGTCTAAGGAAAAGCATATCCCGCTCAAAGGAAAGCTATCTCATACAAAGGTGCAGAGCAGCATGAAGATAACACGTCAGAAGCCAGAAGATTCGCAAACAGAACGATACTTAATAATCGCTTTGATCATGTCTGAAAATGTATGCAGGGAATTGAAAAATGCATACAAGAATGAATTCTTTCAATCCAAAATGACAAGGGAAATTTCGCATTGGTGCTTTGAATTTTTTGAAAGTTATGATTCAGCTCCACAGCAAGAAATTGAAGCTATTTTTAATATGAAATCCAAAGCTGGAAAAATTGATCCTGACTTAGAAGAGGAGATTAACAAATTCCTTGTGAGTTTATCTCATGAGTATGAAGAATGGGAAACATTCAATGAAAAATATTATGTAGAACTAGGATTCAAATATTTCAAAAAAAGAAGCTATCTAATTCTAAGCGAGCAGTTAAAAGAATCAGCAGAACGTAATGATCCGGATGAAGCAGAAAAAGTTTACTCCCAGTTTACAAATGTTCAGCAAAATCTCAGCCAGTCCAGATATCTTCTTGAGGAAGAAGGACTGAAATCTTTCCAACAATCCCTTCTTAACAAACCTCCATTTCTATTCAAACTTCCAGGTGCTATGGGAAACATGATTGGCCCTATTGAAAGAAGCTCATTTATAGGACTTCTTGGTAGAGAGAAAGTAGGAAAAACATTTGTACTGATGATATTTGCAATTGCTGCACTCAGACAAGGATTGAATGTAGCAATGCTTGAAACCGGTGACTTGACACAGGATCAACTAGATTCACGCTGGTACTCCTATTTTACAAAAAAAGCAGCCAGAGAACGGGATACAGGAACTAAGTTCGTTCCAATTATGGATTGTTTAAAAAATCAAATGGGAATTTGTGACGCAAATCCAAGTGATCCCATTGTAGATAGAAATAATGATGGAGTACCAAAATTCTGTGTAGATATTAATGACAAAGATGTTTTACTTGGACATGAAAGATGTATAGAATGCTGGAAAGACAGGTTCAAAAGGCACGAATTCAAAGGATCAGTATGGTGGGAGCAAAAAGATATTGAACTTTGGGAATGGTACGAAGCTGAAAGAAAAAGAAGAAAGCTAAGAAAATATTTTAAAGGAAATCTTGTCACTGAAGCATTTCCAATGCAGACTATGAAAGCAAGTGATATTAGAGATTGGTGTATTAACAAACAAAAACAAGATGGATTCATCGCAGATTTACTTATTGTTGATTATCCTGATATTCTACTTCCAGAAAGAAATGAAGAATACAGACATCAGGAAAACAGAAAATGGCAAATCCTCAGACAAATTTCCCAAGAATTTCATAATTGTGTTATTGTGCCAACACAAGCAGATGCTGATTCGTACAATAAAGATACAATGCAACTTAAAAATTATTCAGAAGACAAGAGAAAATACGGACACGTAACACACTTCTATGGAATCAATAAAACTGCAAAGGAAGAATCACTTGGATGTGCTAGACTGAGTTCATTGCTTTTGCGGGAATCTTCTGTCAGAATTACTCAGCAGGTTACAATACTCCAATGCTTGGAAATAGCACAAGCTCATGTCTCAAGCTTCTTTGGAAGAATTCCTCAAGTTGCTTAGATCAATTTTTTTGCATATTTTTTGTTAAAGTTTTTGTGATTTTGACTATGTTATATATTGAAAGCTAAAAAAAACAAAAGGAGCTTGCAAAATAAAAAAAATTCATTAGAATTGTCTTATCAAATGTTCATGAATCAAGCAAACACAAAAAACACAGTAAGGAGAAGTTATGGCAGACAAGTCACTGACAAAGAAGGAACTCAAAGCAATTGCTGAGGAACTGAACAAAGTAGCCGAACTTGATGATGAGGACTACATTGACCCCGAGCAAGACTCAAAAAAGCTGCAAAAAGAATTGGAAGAAGTTGTTGGGGGAAATGAACCTCAACTGGACATTTATCCAGAAGACAACTTTTCTGATGAAGGGTGGAAGATTCTTGAAAAACTTGGTAGCAAAGTTGCTGCTGAACGTAATCTGAATGTTGAAGAAGAGCCTGAAGAGCCTGAAGAAGCTGAGGAGTCTGAGGAAGAAGCTGAAGAAACTGAAGAAGAGGAAACTGAGGAAGAGGCTGAGGAAATTGATTACGATGCTCTCTCTGACGAGATTGAAGAAACAAAAAAGGTTGCTGATCTGAAAAAGATTGCAAAAGAAAACGAGGATACTTTTGCTGCTTTGGATTTTAAAGAATTCAAAAAGGCTTCTGAGCTTAAACAAGCAATGCTTGACGAAATCAACAAAATTGCTCCCAGAGCTGAAGATGAGGAATCTGAGGAAGAAGCTGAGGAAGAAAAGGATTTTGCTGATGAATACACGACAAAGGATATCGAAAAGCTGAAGAAGAAAGGGGTTCTTGAACTGATTGAAGAATATGATCTGGACGTAGACACAGAAAAATCAGTCAAGAAAATGAAGCAGGAAATCATCGAGAAGTATCTTGAGGAAGAAGAGCCTGAGTCCGAAGCCAAAACCGAACCCAAACCTGAACCGAAGAAGAAATCAGAAGCAAAGAAAGAAAAAAAGCAGAAAGGAATGAGTGCTGGTATTTTTGTTGAAAAACTTGTGTGCAAAAATCCTGAAATATCCCTTGAACAGATTCAAAAAGAAATGAAGAAAAATGATTTGAATCTTGCAGAACACACAATCAAAATGGAAATTTCAAAAGTAAAAAGAATTATTGGATTTTTAAATGATCAATAATTGATTGTCTTTAATATATGGTGCACTAGAATATGACTTTTAGTGCACCATATTTTATGGAGCAGAAATGAAAAAAAGAATTCTAGTCACTGGCGGTGCTGGCTTTTTAGGAACTCATATTTGTGAAAAATTGCTACAAAAGGGAAATGAAGTAATATGTTGTGATAATTTTTCAACGGGATACAAACAAAATATTCATTCACTATTAAAAAACAAACATTTTGAGTTTCTAAGACACGATATTAACTTTCCTTTATATGTCGAAATTGATGAAATCTACAATCTTGCCTGTCCAGCTTCACCACAACATTATCAAAAGGATCCTGTACAAACTGTAAAAACAAATGTACAAGGATTGATTAATATTTTAGGTCTTGCAAAAAGAACAAAAGCAAAAATTTTTCATGCATCTACTTCAGAAATTTATGGAGAACCAGAAAAACATCCTCAAGAAGAAAGTTATTGGGGAAACGTGAATCCAATAGGACCTAGATCATGCTATGATGAAGGAAAAAGATGTGCAGAAACATTGTGCTATTGCTATAAAAAACAACACAATTTAGACATCAAAATAGGAAGAATATTTAATACATATGGTCCTAAAATGACTATTAATGATGGAAGAGTTGTGAGTAATTTTATTATTCAAGCATTGAAAAACGAAAATATAACAATATACGGTGACGGATCTCAAACAAGATCATTTTGTTATGTTCAAGATACAATAGATTGTATAATGAGATTTATGGAATCAGATTACTTTGGTCCCATTAATATAGGAAACGATTCTGAAATTAGTATTAAGTCTTTAGCTGAAAAAATAATTGAATTGACAAACTCCAAATCAAATATCACATATCATAATCTTCCAGAAAATGATCCTAAAATTAGAAAACCTGATCTTTCATTAACAAAAAAAGAATTGAGTTGGTTTCCTAAAATCTCTTTAGAAGATGGACTAGAAATCACAATTGATCACTTCAAAAATTGGATAAGATAAAATGGGATTCTTTGACGATCAAGAAATTTCATATTGGAAAAAAGAATGGAAAGAAATGCCTGAATTTAATCAGGACGAATTACGACCATTCAAATCGTTGACTGTTCATTTTGAGTCATATGAAGATATACTTGAATTTGCAAATTTGATAGATAGAAAAATAACAAATAAAACAAAATCAATTTGGTTTCATACTTCCGAAGAAAATAAACCTAAATACAGATTTATAAGTAGGGATAAAAACAGAAATATTCCTAAGTATCCTATTTACATAATATCAAAAAGTAGATGGCAAAATCCTCTTACAGCAAACTCATTAGAAAAAATGAATATTCCTTATTATATTGTGATCGAGCCCCAAGAATATAAACATTACAAAAAAACAATTGATAAAAATAAAATTTTGAAACTTCCTTTTTCAAATTTAGGACAAGGATCAATTCCAGCAAGAAACTGGGTTTGGAATCATGCAAAAGAATCAGGACATAAAAGACATTGGATTCTTGATGACAATATTGCTGGATTCATAAGAATGTATAAAAACAAAAAAATTCCTGCTGTGACTGGCGCAATTTTTAGAGCAGCAGAAGATTTTGTTGATCGTTATAAAAATGTACCAATGGCAGGATTCAATTATAGATTTTTTGCTGAAAATAGATCAGGAAGAATGCCTGCATTTTATCTAAATACAAGAGTTTATTCCTGTATTTTATTACAAAACAATGTGAATTATGAATGGAGAGGAAGATACAATGAAGACACTGATTTAAGTCTTCAAATACTTAAAGATGGATGGTGTACAATTTTATTTCAAGCTTTTCTTTGTAACAAAAAAGCGACAATGACCATGTCAGGTGGCAATACAGATGAACTATATAAAGATGACGGTCGCTTAAAAATGGCAAAAGCTCTAACAGAGCAGCATCCAGATGTATCAAGAGTGTCCTGGAAATGGGGAAGATGGCAACACCACGTTGACTATTCAAAATTCAAAATGAACAAATTAAAAATATCAAATGCATATAAAAATATTAATAATAGAATAGATGATTATGGATTTGTGCTTCAAAAATTTATAGATAATCAATGGATTGACGTTGATTTAGATGATAATGAATTCAAAATAAGTCCAAAAAATAAGGAGATAAAAACTGATGACTCAAACAATCGACAGAAAGAAACTCCTAAAGGATCTCGAAAACGTAAAAAAAGGACTCGCAACAAAGGATCTGATTGAGCAGAGCACATCCTTTATATTCACTGCTAGAAAAGCAATTGCTTTCAATGACGAGATATTTGCGATAAAAGACGTTGATCTTGATCTTATCGGTGTTGTTGAAGCTGAATCTTTTCTAAAGCTTTTGAACAAAGTAAAAGACGAAGAAATCAAAATAGAAACTGAAGATCAGGAAATCAAAATAAAGGGAAAGAAATTCTCTGCTGGAATGCAGTTTGATTCTGATATTCGTATTCCTATAGATGAAGTTGAACTTCCAAATGATGAGGACTTTACAGAAGTACAAAAAGGCTTTTCTGATCTTGTCAAAAGAGCTTGTCTAACTGCTGGAAGATCATTAAGCGAACCATTACTCACATGTGTACATTTCTGCAATGACAGAATCGAATCATGTGATAATGATAGGATCACAATCTGTACTCTTGCAGAGGAATATGATGTTGATGTGCTGATTTCAGCTTCTAATTTATTGGAAATAGCGAGGGAGAGTATAACTGGATTTTTTGTTGATGAGTCCTGGGCGCATTTCAAGATTGCTGATGGGACAATTCTTTCTACTCGTTTGTACAATGAAGAATACGTTGATCTTGATCAATATCTTCCTGACAAAGATAGCAAAGAATATATCGAGCTTCCAAAAAATCTTTCTGAGATTATAGATCGTGCTTCTATATTCAGCAAAGATAAAATATCAATGGAAAATGTTATTGATATTAAGATCAAGAACAAAAAGATGACAATATATGCTGAATCAGAATCAAAATGGTTTTCTGAAAAAACAGTGATCAAGACAGATAAAAACATATCCTTTTCAATAAATGCAGATTTTCTCAAAGATATGTTGCAAATGACAAATAAATTTGCTGTAATCGATGACTACATTTATTTTGATCTTGATAATTCTGTACATATTATTGGCCTTGAAGAGGGAGACAAAGATGAGTAGAGCAATCATTGTTGTTGGTCCTGAATCTTCTGGAACAAAGCTGATTACTGAACTTTTTGTGAAAGCTGGGTGTTTGGGAGACTATACACATGAACAAAGATTCGATAAAAAATTTGAAAACAATATCGACACAGACTGGCCAAATCAAGACATAGTTTTTCGCAGAAGTATTCCTCATGCAAAAGTTTGGAATAAACCAATTGATCTCATACAAAGATTCAAAAATATAGGATACAATCCTCTCTTAGTAGTAACTTTCAGAGAATTTATTCCCAATGCATTTTCAAAAATCAACAATAATCACAGTGATAAAAATGATGCATATTCCGATCTTCTTTGCCAACTCAGATTTATATTTCACAGCCTCAGTATGATTGATAATTTCTATATGCTTTCTACAAGTCATCTATTCAAAGAGCCTGCATTTTCTATTCAAGACATATTAATATGTTGCGGATTCACTGAAATTAACGCTAATAAAATAAAAGAAATGATAGAAAGTGTTTATGATGCTGATAAAAAACACAGAGGAATTTCTTGATGGCTAAGAAAGGATTTTTTAAAACGTCTGAATTAGCTTCCAAAAAAATCAAAACAACAGCAAAAAATGCACACTGCGAAAAATGCAAATTACATCTCACATGCAGAAATCCCAGAATGGAGCCAAAAGGAAAAGGCGAAATCAAAGTTCTTCATGTTGCCCAAGCACCAGAAGCAATTGAAGACAAAAAAAATGAGCAACTAATAGGAACAGCAGGAAAATTCTATGAAAGAAGTCTTAAAAAAGTAGGAATGAATTTAAATGACGGACTCAAAACTAATGCATGTACATGTTTTCCTGTTGGTGATAAAAAGCCCACCAAAACACAAATCAAAGCTTGCCATCCAAATCTCAGAAAATGCATTGAAGAATTCAAACCGCACGTAATCATTGCTCTTGGAGAATGTGCTATTGAATCTCTTACAATGCACAAATCCAGCACTTCTTTGATTGGGGGATTATCAACTTGCAGAGGATTCGTAATTCCTGACAAAGAATACAATGCATGGATTTGTCCCACCTTTCATCCAAGTTATGTTATGAGAGACACAACACCGGATGTAGCAGAAAAAATATTCCTTGATGATCTTGAACATGCTGTGAAGATGGTTGATGTGCCACTTCCGTATCACATAAAAGACAATGAAGAAAACAAAATTGAAATTCTAAAGCATCCTAAAGAAACAAAACTCTGGCTCAAGAAAATGATGGGATTTCCTGAGCAAAAGTTCATGACTGCATTTGACTATGAAACAAGTGGATTAAAGCCACAGCACAAAGACCATTTCATAAGAACGTGCTCTATAAGTCTTGGTCCTGATCATGCTGTTGCTTTTCCTTTTTTCAATGATGATCAGGAATTTCTTACTATATTCTCCAGATATCTCGCTACTACAGATATAATGAAAATAGCCGCAAATATGCAGTACGAAAATACTTGGAGCAATGTAAAGCTGGGTATGAATATAAATGGATGGCTTTATGATACTATGATTGGGATGCATTGCATTGATAACAGACCAAAAATTTGTGGTCTTGAGAGGATGAATTACTTTACGTTCGGAGTCGAGCCTTATGATGAGTACATTGGTAAATTTTTAAAATCTGAAGAAGGAAGAGGAAACAGTTTCAATAAAATTGAAGAAGCTGATCTGCACGATTTACTCATATATAATGGAATGGACAGCATGACAGAGTTTAGACATGGAATAGTAGGAATGGAACTCAATCAAGTTCCCTACAAAGAATATTACGATATAAATAAAAATCCCACAGCACAAGACATAGCACCACAACTTTTTGTCAGGAGATAATATGCAAGTAGTTCCTTACAAACCTGAGGGATATCAGCTTTTACATGAAGGAGCACTAACATTCTCTGAAATGCAACAAAATGGCATTAAGATGAATGTCTCACATCTCAAAAGTGAGTATAAAAGATTAGGAAAAGAAGTCAATTCAATTAAAAGTGATCTTGAATCATTTGAAGAGACTAAGCTTTGGAGAAAAACATACGGAAGCAAATTTGCACTTGATTCTGATGAGCAACTCGCAGATATTTTATACGAAAAAATAGGATATGAAGCTAAAAAATTCACTGACACAGGTGCAAAGTCAGTAGATCATGAAGCATTGTCTGCTATTCAATCACCGATGGTTGATACGTATCTCAGATATAGAAAATTAGAAAAAGCAAGAACCACATACATAAAAAATCTTCTCAAAGAAACACAGTATGGATATTTGCATCCAAACATGATGCTGCATACTGCACGTACATTCCGTTCAAGTTCCTCGAATCCCAACATACAAAATCAGCCCACAAGAGATCCTGAAATAGGAAAAATAATTAGAAAAGCCTTCATTCCTAGAAAAGATAGCTATCTTGTTGCTGCGGACTATGGAGGAATCGAAGTCAAGGGATCATGTTTTTATCATGAAGATCCAACAATGCTTGAATATATGAGAAATCCAGAATCTTCTGATATGCATTCAGATTTTGCCTGTCTTCTCTTTATTCTTGATTCTCTTGACGAGAGCTATCCCGGAGAAAAAACACTACGCAAAGGAACAAAGAACGGATTCACGTTCCCCCAATTCTATGGAGACTATTATGGAAATAATGCTATTTCTCTATGGGATTGGATGGGATTGAAAGGGAATAAGATCAATCCAAAACATGGACAAATATTAAAAACAGGAGAAACAGTTGGAAAGCATCTCATAAAAAATGGAATCAAAAATTACAGACAGTTTGAAAAGCATGTTCAAAATATTGAAAAGGACATGTGGGAAAATCGATTTCCAGTTTATAAGAAGTGGCGTAATAATCAATACAAATCATATCTAAAAAATGGATATGTGACTATTTTAAGCGGATTCGTTTGTTCTGGAATGATAGATAGAAACGCAACTATAAATTATCCCATTCAGGGCTGCTTAGAAGGAAATTCCAAAGTATTAACTGATAAAGGACATATTCCAATAAAAAAATTAGTGAATAAAAAGGTAAAAGTATGGACTGGCTTTAATTGGGCATTTGCAACAGGAGTAAATAGGGGCAAATGCCAAAGAGCAAATATAACTTTGGAAAGTGGATTAGTAATTAAATGTGATACTAGACACAAACTAAAAAATGAGAACCATCAATGGATTGATTTTAAGAATTTGTCTATTGGTGATTATATAGCTCTTCCTAGAACACCAGATGTAATACTTCCCTCTAACAAAATGACTTGGGATTTTATTCTTGGTTTTATTATTGGTGATGGAGCTTTATGTAAAAATCTCAGAAGTTCTGGAAATTCTTATGCTGAATTTGTATCAATTACTGTTGGTGAGAAAAAGAAAAGAATACTAAAAAATATTCAAAGATTTCTCTCGCATTTAGGATTTGGTGGATATAAGAAGCTTAAAGTAAGAAGTACAAAAGATCAAAAATATACTTTAAGAATTGAAGATAAAAATTTTGTATACGCATTAAAAAATGAGGGAATGGTTTTTGGCTGCACAGCACATACAAAAAATATACCAGAATCAATATGGACAAAATCTTTTCAAAACCAAAGAGATTTTTTAGAAGGAATTTGGAAAAGTGATGGGAGCACAGGAAAGTGGCAAGAAAATAATCTTCACATGTGCAACAAAAATTTGCTGCAAGAAATACAAATTTTAGCAAGTCCTTTAGGATTTGACTCAGCTTTAAAGTCTACAAAAACTGGATGGAAACTTTCCTTTTCATTTAGAGATAAAAATAAAAAACCAGTAAGAAAAATACCATCACAAACAATTCATAATCTTATCAACATAAATGATGTAAAAACAAAACAAGGAGATAATGACTCAATTACAGAAAAAAGACTGATAAAATCAAACAAAGATATTTCACAGTATGTAGGAGAAAGATTAATTGATAAATATAATCCAAAATCAGAAATATATAGATATGACAAGATAATATCTATTGATATTTTGGATCATCAAGAAACAACATACACAATGTCTGTTGAAAATTCTTTACACCAATTTGTTGCTGATGGTGTTGTGCATAAAAACACTTGCTTTCATTGCTTATTATGGAGTTGTATTGAATTGAACAAGAAAATGAAAAAAGAAAAAATGCGTTCAAAATTGATTTTTCAGGTTCATGATGAAATAATTGCTGATGTGAAAAAAGATGAATATGATGATTATTTATCACTGCTCAAAGAAACGATGGTACATGATTTAAAAGAGCATTTTACTTTTATAAATGTTCCTATGGAAATTGAAGTTGAGGCGTCTGCATTAGAGGGCAATTGGTTCGAGATGGAAAAAGTTCTGCATTACATTCAATAAGGAGTAAATAATGGCAAGAAAAAGAAATGACAAAGCAGACAAAGCTACCAAAGAAATTGAAAAACCAGAAACATTTGATCTTGCCAGAAAATATAGACCAAAAAGTATTGATGAGTTTCATGGGAATGCACAACTCAAAAAAGTATTGAATAATTCCACAATTCCAAGTCAGGTTCTATTTTATGGTGATGCTGGGTGCGGAAAAACAACACTAGCAAGAATATTTGCAAAACAACTCAAATGCTCTGATTTTGACTTGAAGGAAATCGATACTGGAGATTTTCGTGGAATAGATACTGTTCGTGAAATTCGCAGAATCATGGGAAAGAAACCCATGAAAGGTCCAGTGCGTGTCTTCATTATGGACGAAGTACACATGCTAGGACGTGGTGGCGATAGCTCTAAAAATGAAGCCCAGAATGCATTGCTAAAAGCACTCGAAGAACCCCCTGCTCACTGCTATTTCTTTCTCTGCACTACTGATCCGCAAAATCTAATCAATCCCATCAAAAGCAGATGCACACAGTACAAAGTACAAGCTCTATCTGAAAAACAATTATTCAACTTAGTGACTGAGATTGCAGAAAAGGAAGAAGTAGAACTTCCAAAAAAAGTAGGATTGCAAATAGCAAGGGATTCTCTTGGTCGTCCTCGTGAAGCTCTCAAAATACTGGGAAAGATCATTCACTTGGATGAAGAGGAAATGCTTGAATCCGCAAAGCAAGAAGCAGAGCGCAGAGAACAGTCGATAACTCTCTGCCGAGCTATTATGAGCAAAAGGAACTGGAAGGAAATCGCTTCTCTGATCAAAAGCATAGATGAAGAACCAGAAACAGTGCGAAGAACAATAAGAAGCTATTTTTCGTCAGTGCTATTAAATGGTAATTCAGAAGCTTTTATTGTGTTAGATTGTCTCAAACAACCATTTTACAATATTGATGGAAAAAATGAACTTGTTCGTTGTCTTTATGAAATCCATTCAGAATTAAATGAATAAAAGTTTTTTTGTTATTTTTTTTGATGTACTGACTATGTTATATAGTGAAGCTACAAACAATCTCATCTCAAGGAGAACAGTATGTCTATCAAAATCAAGACCATGATGAAACTTGTGGATGGAGAGCCTTGCAGACAAATTTTAGATTTCAACATGCTTACATCAGGAGAACTTCCCAAGGAATACAAAGATGAAGGACCCTGTATATATGCATATTATGATTATTTAGGTCAAAAATATTTTAAAGTAATATATGATTCTGAAGGTAATTTAGAGCATAAATTCAGAAAAGGAGAATTGATTACTGAAGATGATTTCAATTACATTATCAACTCTGCAATACTGGCTGGAGAAAGATTGCATGAAATAAACAAAAAATACAAAAGCACTTATCCAGAGCATTATGCGAGAAAAATTGAAACTGTAAAAATATAGGAGAATTTATGAAAAAGAAAAATGCTGATTGGACAGAGGAAGATCAAAAAAAGCTTGATGAATTGTCGAAGAAAAAAAGAATTTATGAACAAAAGCAATACATGCGTGTTGTTGCAAAAGAACTTTTTGAAATTGGAAAAATTCTGATCAAAGCTGAAAGTGATGAAGAAGTAAAAGGAATAAATTTTAATAAAAGACAAGAATATCCTGCAATGATCACATATGAAATAAGTATACCAGCACATATGTATGAAAAAATAAAAAACCAACACAAATAAGGAACAAAATATGCTACCTGAAAAAGTAAAAGAACTGACACAAGAAATTCATGAGGACAAACAAATTGATCCTGATGCTCTTGACGTGGCTTGGATTGAACAATCAGATTTATACTACAAATATAGTGATGCTTTGAATGAGGCATTACAATGGAAAAACGATTGTAAATTAAAAGTTGAACAAGCAAAAGATCATTTAGAGGATGTAAAAGCTTCTCTTGATATTGATATCAGAAAAAATCCTGACAGCTATGATCTTCCAAAAGTCACAGAGCAGGTTGTAAATTCTGCTATTATCCTTGAAAAAGATCATGAGAATGCATTGAATGAGCTTTATGAAGCAAAAGAAGAATTAAATGAGGCACAAGATTTTGTGAACAAATTGTACTCATGCACAATGACCATGGAACAACGCAAAACAGCACTGGAGCAACTTGTTCGTTTGTTGAATCAACAATACTTTTCAACTCCAAGTGAACCACGAGATTTGTCCAAAGAATACAAAGATAAAATCAGTGAAAATAGAAAAGGAGCAAAGGAGAAAGTAAAAAGGAGGAATAAAAAGTAATGAGCACATTTCAGTTGTTTGGGCTAGTATTATTGATTTTTATGATTTTATTTGTAATACTGCCCGCTATGTTTTACATGATCACAAAATCAATATATGATGCAAAGTTCAAATCAATACACGACAACACAAAAAACTGCAAGGAGACCACTAATGGCAAAGAAAAGCTCAATGAGAGACAAAGCAAAGAAAAAGGCTGAGAAAAACATGAATCGCACAGGGGGTGGTTATCTAAACACTCCAGAAGGAGCTGAATTCATTAAAGTCAAAGGAAAGGGGCCTTATAATTGGGATATCATTCCTTACAAGGTAAATGTGAGCAATCATCCAGAAGTTGGCAAGGGAGAGGAATGGTATCAACGCACTATTTTTGTGCATTACAATATTGGTTCAGATAATAAAGCATTCATCTGCCCAAAAACAATAGGAAAGCCCTGCCCTATATGTGAGTATGTGAAGGAACTGTTTAATTCTGATGAAGAAGAAAACATTGAGTTGGCAAAACAAATCAAAGCAAAAGAACGTGAGTTGTATAACATTATTGATCTTGATGATCAGGAAAAGGGAGTACAGCTTTTCGAATACAGCTATCATCTATTTGGAAAAGCACTTGATGAAGAGGTCAACGAAGGTGATGATGATCTTGCTGGATTTGCTGAACTTGAAGGAGGCAAAACACTTGAAGTACATTTCAGAAAGAAAAAATTAGGAAAAAATGAATTCTACGAAGTTCGCAAAATCGATTTTGAGGATAGGGAGGAATATGAGAAAGACATCTTGGAAGATGCTTATGATCTTGATTCCCTATTAAAGGTTCAGGGTTACGATTTTCTGCAAAAAGCATTATTTGATGCTCCCCTTGAAGAGGAAGAAGATAAAGAGGACGACAAAGAAGATGATGACGATGGTGATGAGCCCAAAAAGCCATCAAAAAAGAAGTCTGATAAGAAAGCAGACAAAAAGACTGCAAAGAAGCCCAAGAAATCCAAAGACGATGATGACGATGACGATGGCAAAGACAATGATGACAATGACGACAAATCAAGCAAGAAGTCCTCAAAAAAGAAACCTGAGAAAAAGTCTGAGAAGAAATCCAGCAAGAAGTCCTCGAAGAAGAAGTCTGAAAATGAATGTCCTCATGGGGGTACTTTTGGAGAAGACACAGATGAATTAGATGAGTGTGAGGACTGCGATATGTGGACTGAATGCCAGGAAAAATATGAAGAGCTTCACGAAGAAGAGTAGTATTTATCGTTAATAAAAAATAGGGGGAAGTTAATTCTTCCCTCTATTATGCAATTGGAGTGATTTCATGAAAAAAAGACGCAAAGAAAAGTCTATCGAATCCACTAAATCTCTAATTCCAGATGAACTCATTCCAACTGGATGCACAATTTTGAATTGCATTCTCTCTGACAATGCATTTGGTGGATACAGAAAAGGATCAATAGTAAATCTCATTGGTGACAGTTCTGCTGGAAAATCAATACTAGCTGACACAACATTCGCAGCAGTCAATTCCAATTCGCAATTTGATGATTATGAACTCATACATGATGATGCTGAGGCTGGATCATCATTCGATATGGAATATTTATTTGGAAAGTCAACAGCAAAACGAATAAAAGCTCCAGCATATGATTCAGAAGGTACTCCAATACATTCAGACACTATTGAAGATTTTCACATGCATGTAAAGCAGCATCTTAGAAAAGAAAAACCATTTATATACGTGCTAGACTCATTCGATTCTGTTGATGCTGATGCTGATAGAGAAAAGATAAAAGATGCAATGAAGAAAAGAGAGCAAGGAAAAGATTCTTCTGGAAGTTACGGAACTGCAAAAGCGCGTAAAGCAAGCGATCTTCTTAGAAACATAAGATTAGAAATCAAAAAAACAAATTCATTGCTCATAATCGTTTCTCAAGTAAGAGATAATCTTAATGCAGGAACATTTGGATCAAAGAAAACAAGAAGCGGTGGAAAAGCTCTCAAGCATTATTCATGGCATGAAATTTGGTTGTATTTGGGACAAAAATTAAAATCAAAGGAAAAAGTGATTGGTGTAGAATCTTTGCCCAGACTCGGAAAAAATAGACAGACAGGAAAATATCGTGATGGGAAATTTCCAATCTATTATGATTTGGGAATTGATGATATTGGGGCTAATATAGATTTTTTGCTTGAAGAAAAACATTGGGAAAAGAAAAAACAAACAATTATTGCTGAGGAATTAGGAATTGAAGGAACAAAAGCGAAGATCATTGATCATATTGAGAAAAACAATCTTGAAATAGAACTTCAAAAATGTGTGCAAAAATGTTGGTCTGATATAGAGGAATCATTAAAACTCAACAGAAAAAGGAGATTTGAATAATGAATTACTCTAGGTATGAAGAAGCTCCTGATAGTTTGCAGAAAATGATCAATTTTATGAAGAACAAAAAATTCCCATCAATTAAAGGTGCGAAAATAAAAGCACTGCTTGATTCAAAACCAAAAAAGACAAAAGGAAAATACAGACTTGCGGAGCTGAGACTATCAGATGAATTCATTAAATTCTTTTCAGGCATTTTAGAAGATTCCCCCTATGATTACGTTATGATTTTTGACAAAGCATTGCTTGGTGAAATTGAGAACTCTGACAAAAAACGAATAATTTTTCATGAACTCAATCATGGATTTAAAGACGACAACGACAAGTACAAAATAATACCCCATGACTTTGAGGGATTCTATTCAGAAATTGAGTACAACAAAGATGATCCTGAATGGGCAATTCGCTTAGGAAATCAAATGGAAATTTTACATGACAATGCATAGGAGAGAACAAAATGGATTCACAAACAAATACAGAAAGTGCATCTACTCAAAAAAATCCGTTTGAAATGCTGCAAAATCTCAAAATGTCTGCTCCTGTTTCGAAAAAATCAGGTAAGTTTACAAAAAAATACGCAGAAAAAAACAAGTATAATGCTATAAAAGAAAAAGTTGAATTCTGGGCAAATAAACACGGCAGACATAGAGCATTGTATATAATGTTTGAACAAGGAATTATAACGAAGTCAAAACTCAACAAAGCCATCGAACACATATCATGAAAACTCTACTCATTGATTCAAACTATTTGTGCTACAGAGCCTTCTATTCAGTAGGAAATCTTTCATACAATGGAATTCCTACTGGAATAACATATGGTTTTTTGAATCAATTCTTTAACATTGTGAAAGAAGTCTCACCAGATCAAATAGTATTCTTTTGGGACAGTCGCAAAAATAAACGCAAAGAAATCCTTCCCAGCTACAAAGAAAGAAACGACAATAAAACCGAAGAAGAGAAAAAACTTTGGAATACTGCTTTCAAACAATTCAAAAAAATCAGAATGAATGTGCTCCCAAAGATAGGATTTTACAATAACTTTCTTCAAATTGGATATGAATCAGATGACACAATTGCACAATATGTGTATTGTGCTGGTGGTGATGAAAACATTATTATAGCTACCTCAGATGATGACATGCTGCAAATAATCAATCAAAATTGCACTATTTACAATTTGAACAAAAACAAATACTATGACGAGCAGGCAGTGATTGATGCATGGAGAGTTCGTCCAAACGAATGGGGAATTGTGAAATGCATAGCTGGATGCTCTACTGACAATGTTCCAGGTGTTCCAGGTGTCAAAGAAAAAACAGCAATCAAATATCTAAAAGGAGAATTAAAACAAACACACAAAGCATATCAAGAAATAGAAAGCAGAAAAGATTTGATCAAGTTCAATGAGCAGTTGGTGATGCTTCCTTTCAAAGGAACGCACGATTTTCACAACGATTTAAAAGAGAACGAATTCTCAATCAAGAATTTTTTGCATGTGTGTAGAGACTACGGATTCAATTCGTTTCGAAAATCTGAAAAAAGAAGCGAAATCAAAAGTCTCTTTTCGTAAACAATCAAACAAAACCAGGAGAACGATTTATGGCAAAGAAAACACGGAAAGCAACAGAAAAGCCGGTAGAAAAGCCAACAAAGAAAAAGGCAGCAGAAAAGCCAGCAAAGCCTACTGAAGAACTCGATCTCAGTGAAGAAATGGTTGCTGATCTTCAAGAAAATATCACTGCACTTCATGCTGAACTTGATAAGGCTATGCGCTTTGCTGCTGCTTCCAAGCGTTGTCGAAAAATGACTTCTGAGCTTGAAAAGAAGTTCAAGCAATTCCGGAAAGCCTCAGTGAATCATTGGAAGTAGATATCAAAAAATTGTGGGGAGTGGCGGAATTGGTAGACGCTATGGCAAGACTTCCAGAGATCGGTGCGAACTTATATAGGGATAAGTCAACGCAAGGTCGCACAATCCGATCATGCAGGTTCAAATCCTGCCTCCCCACACACTAAGCGGAAATAGCTCAATTGGTAGAGCCCAGTCTTCCCGACTGTAGATCCAGGTTCGAGTCCTGGTTTCCGCTCCATTCTTAAAGGATAGCATTGTGCAGAGAAAAAGAATCACAAAACTCAAATATAAAGATATTCCAAAACTCAGAGAAAAAATACTACAAGAACAAAACTATATTTGTCCTATTTGTGGCGAATATATCACATCTCCTGCGCTAGATCATCATCACAAGAAAAAAATACATGGTACTGGACAAATAAGGGGAGTCTTGTGCAGAAATTGCAACGTGCTTTTGGGAAAGATGGAAAACAACTGCACTCGATACGGCATAGAGCAAAAAAAACTTCCTTTTGTGCTTATAAATATGTCTGAGTATTTACAAAGAAAACATTATCCCTACATACATCCATCTGAATCAAAAAAGACTCCAAAGCTCAAAAAATCCAGTTACAATAAGCTCAAAAAAGCTGTGAACGGAGCACAAAAAATTCCTGAGTATCCAAAATCAAAAAGACTCACAAAGCAACTAAAAATTTTGTTCGATAAATACAAAATAATACCTGAGTTTTATAAGAGATAATCATTTAGGAACTACTATGCATGAATTTATCGATTCTCTGCATTTAAAAAACTTTCAATCACATAGAAGATCGTACCTTGAATTATCAAGGGGAATCAACGTAATTACTGGAGAATCAGATCAAGGGAAGTCCTCAATAATAAGAGCATTGTATTGGTTGTTTTTCAATAAGCCAAGTGGGAATGCTTTTATAACATGGGGAAAATCCAGTTGCAGTATAGAAATAACCTCAAACAAAAACTCAATCAAAAGAATCCGTAGCAAAAACACAAATAGCTACAAAATAAATAATCAAACTTTTGATGCTGTGAGAACATCTGTTCCTAAAGAAATAGACGAGATAATAAAAATATTACCAGTCAATATTCAGCTTCAAGATGATCCCTATTTTTTACTCTCTGATCAGCCAGGAGATATTGCAAAAAAACTGAATCAAGTAGTTGGCATTGATCAAATTGATAGAAGTCTATCATACGTCAATCTTTTATACTCCAGACAGAACTCAGCTATAAAGCATCTCAATGAGCAAATAAAAGAAAATGAAGAAAGATTGGCCAAGTACAAAAACTTCTCTTATATTGAAAAAATCTTTTCCAAATATCAAGGTGTATCAAAAAAAGCAGATCAATCCAGAATACAAATCAAAAAAATCAACAATATAGTTGAGAAAACTGAGGATCTCAGAAACACAATTTCCAAAGAAAAGACTATAAGAAAGCTGGAAAAACGTGTTAATGAACTAGGAAACACGATAAATGATCTGCACAGTGAGCAAGAAAAAATCACGAGAATCAAAAATACTGTTTCCAACATACACAAAACTCAAAAACTCATAAATAAAATCAATCCTCACAGCAAAAAGCTCAAGTCACTAATCAATCAAATCGAGCTTCATATCAAAGAAGAGGACGCTTTGGATTTTGATCAAATCACGAAGCTGAACTCTGACCTAAGAAAACAAAAAAAGCTTGTGGAAACGCTTGCAAATGAGCAAGGAAAAGCTGCACATGATCTTGAACAATTTAAAGAGAAAATAAAAATTTGCCCGCTTTGTGAACAAACTCTATCCTAAGGAGACCCGAAGTGAAGATAGGACTTTTAGGCGATCTTCATATAAGATCCTCAAGACCAGTATGTAGGATAGATGACTATTACGAAAATCAATTCAATAAACTAGCGCAAGCATTTGATCATTTCAAAGATGAAAACTGCAAAATTGTATTGCAGCCAGGGGATTTTTTTCATAATTACGGAAAAGATCCATATGATGTTGTGTATGACACAATAGCATTTTTAATGATTTATAGGCTTCCGATTTACTTGGTATTCGGACAACACGATGTAAAATTCCACAACACATGCCTCACCGACATTCCAATCCAAATATTGAATAAAACTGATCTCATTCACAAAATAGAAAAAGACAAAGCAACAAAAGTCACATATCTTGATGAATCTGTTTATTTGTATGGATCAAGTTGGAAAGAAGATCATCCAAAAGAAACAGCGAGAGCACGTGGTTTTTGTACAAAAATACTTGTCACACATGAAATGATCATAAAGAATAAAAGACTGTGGCATGGGCAGAAAGAATATACTGAAGGACGTTCTTTAAAGCATAATACAAATTTTGATTTATTCGTGTGTGGTGACAATCACCAAGCATTCTCTTTGAATAACAAAGTAATCAATTGCGGAAGCTTGATGAGAATGCGTGAGGATCAGGAAAATCATCAACCGCAATACGCTATTTATGATACAAAAACTAGGGAATTGTCTGTACACAAATATAAAATAGATGATTTTTCACAAGTAGCTAAGAAAAATACAAAAAAAACAGAAAAGGATGAAGAAGAATTAAAAAGGGAAATATTTGCTGAGAGTCTTAAAAATGATCTCGATGATGGAGAACTTGATTACAGAACAAATATCAATAAAGTAATGAAAAAAAGAATCAGAAAAAAGAAAACATCATTCGATGACAGGGTTGCAAATATAATTGAGGAATCGTTAAGCGAGGATATTAATTTATGAGTGATATCAAAAACTTCAATAATTTAAAAAAGATACTTGAGGAAAAGAACAGTGAATTAGCTGAGGCAAAAGGAAAACTCAGTGCTATGCTAGAATCTGCAAAAAATGAATTCGGAACTGATGATTTAAATGAGCTTATTGAAAAAGAAAAGGAACTCAAAAAAAGAAAAAAAGAGCTGGAAGAACAAAGAGATGAACTGGAAAATGAGATAAATGATCTTTTATCAGAAATAGAGGAGGAATAATGTCCCTTGAGCAAAGAATAAATGATTGCAGAGCACAAAAGAAGGTGCTTGAGCAGTCGATTGAAAAAGATAAAAATAAAATCCAGCAGCATGAATATGAAAAAGAAGCAATTCAAGAAGCAAAAATAATATTACAGCTTGCAGCAAAGGAAACTCAAAAAAATATTGAGCACCATTTTTCATCTCTAGTCACAAAAGCACTGCAAATTATTTTCGATCATCCATACGTATTTCATCCTGAATTCATAGAAAGAAGAAATAAGACTGAGTGTGACTTTTGGTTGCTAAAAGATGAAGAGAAAATAAAGCCCAAATTTGCTGTTGGTGGTGGAGTAATGGATACTATTGCTTTTGCACTTCGTCTTGCTGATTGGAAATTGGAAAAATCTTCTCCTGTAATAGTGCTGGATGAGCCGTTTCGCAATTTATCAGCAAATCTTATGCCCAAAGCAGCAAACACACTCAGATATCTAGCAGATGAATTAGGATTGCAAATGATCATATCATCACATGAGAATGATATAGTAGATCAAGCAGATGCCGTATTTGATGTCAAACAAGGAAATGTAAGGAGAATGTAATGAAGCTGAGAGATTGCAAGATTACTGTTCAATGTAGTGTTTGCAAAAGGGAGTATTCATTTTTTGTGAATGAAGAAGATTATGAGGAATATCTGGATCAAATAGTCAATCAAAGGCAAGCAAGATCTACAATGGAATTCTTCCCTCATTTAATGGATGAAGAAATTGATCTTTTGGAAACAAATATTTGCTCAGATTGTGCATAAAAAAGGGAGATAAAAAATGACACAGAAAAAAAGAGTATTGCTTGTTGGACAAAATCCTGATTGTTTTTCAGGAAATGGAAATATGCTTGGTGCTTGCTTAGAAGATATTGATCCTGAAAAGTATGATGTGTGTGCTTTTTTAAAAGATGTACCATCAGTAACTTCAATGGGTGATCCATTTGAATATTCATCAAGCATTAATTGCAAAACAATTCTTGCACAAGAAGGAAGTGATCCTTGGGGCAAAAACAAACTTTTGAATATATTATACGATGTTGAGATTGATATTGTTGTTTTTATAGGAATTGATATTTGGAGATATGTAGAAATATTTGACAATATTAAAAAAGCACAAAAAAGATGTGGATTTATTTGGAAAGCAATTGTTCCTTACGATATTGATAAAATTAGAAATGATTGGATACTCTGGCTCAAATATCCAGATCAGGTATATGTGTATTCAGAGTTTGGATACAATCTCATAAAAAATGAAGTGCTCTCTGCAAAATACTATAGACCTAAACTCAGATATTTGGATTTGTACAATCCATTGTTACATGAAGAGAAAATGGATGTCAGAAAACAATTATTTCCAAATATTAGTGATAATTGTCCTGTTTTCGGATTTGTTACAAACAATCAAATACGAAAAAATATATACAATACAATTAAGGGATTCTCTGAAGCACTAGAATTCAGAAAAGACATGCTTCTTTATTTGCATCTTGATAATATTGATCATGTGTACAGTATTCAAAGAATTGCTGAAGAATTCAACATACCAGCAGAGAACTTATCACATAATATGAACAGTAGAAAACTATCCCCTATAGAAATTTCTGTTCTTTATAGTGTTTTTGATTGTCATGTACTCCCTTCATTTCAAGAAGGATTATCTTGGACAGTTGTTGAAACAAAACTCTTAGGAGTGCCTAGTATTATTAGCTATAATACAGCACACATTGATTTTGTTGATATGGCAAGAAGAAATCCAGAAATAAATCCAGACAATGTATTGATTCAATTAAAACCTGATCACGAACATCAAATTCCTCTCATCACATCATATGGTCCAGGATATTTACTGAGTAAAGCTTGTTCTTCTGGTGTAATTGCTAGAGGATTCTTAGAATTCTTCGAAAGAAATATGATGAATAATGAAAAAGTGCGTGATGAATCCATACTACTTGGAAATGCTTGGATAAATGGGTGTGGTAATTTTCAAAAAGATATTCTCGAAGACGAGTTTTATCCTGACGAAGGGAAAAACAAGTCAGGAGAAATGATATGACAAATAAATCAAGTCAGGAGAAATGATATGACAAATAAATCAAGTATAGGAATAAAATGGAAAGGTCCGTTATTGAGTCATAGTGGATATGGACAAGCAAATAGAGATTATGTATCTGCTTTACACAATGCTGGATTCGAAATCACAACAGAACCAAAGCAAGTAGATCCACAACCAGCATCATATTTCGGAGATCAGGGCAAACTTGTAATGGATTTAAAGAAAAGAGATATTTCTTATGATTTCGTTGTTCATCATCAAGTTCCTGTCGAAGCACAAATAAAGATTGAGCATGGCAAAATCAATATTGCGTATAACACATGGGAAACTGATAAGCTTCCTAAAAAATGGATACGGACAATTAACAGATATTTTGATTTACAGCTTGTTCCTTCAGAATTCAACAAAGAATTGTACATTCAAAATGGAATCAAAATTCCAATAGAAGTTCTGCCTCATTGTGTAGACGTGAATGAATTTATAAATGAAGAGAAAAGCGAGAGCAGATATGACTTGGGACCATGTGAAAATAAAAGATTTAAATTTTTATCTGTATTTCAATGGACAGAAAGAAAAAATCCTATAGGATTATTAAAGGCGTATTTCAGTGAATTTTATGATAGAGAAGATGTGGTATTGATACTGAAAACGTATAGATCAAACACATCAAAAAGAGAACTCCAAGTCATAAAAAATGAAATAGAACAATTAAAAAGTGATATGAAATTAAAATCATATCCACCGATATATCTAATTGGAGATATCATGAGCAAAAAAGATTTGATTTCAATATATAATCAAAGTGATTGTTTCGTAATGATTCCAAGAGCAGAAGGATTTGGTATTCCTTTTGCCGAAGCTTGTGCAGGAAGATGCATATGCATTGCTCCAAATTATAGTGGACATGTTGATTTCTTAAAACCATTAGACGGAAAATCAGCATTTTTGACAAACTATCAAATGACTCCTGTAGCTCATATGAACTGGATTCCAAATTATGATGGGAGTCAAAGCTGGGCTGAGCCAGACATAAAAGATACTGGATTTCTCATGAAGCATGTGTGTGATGCATTAGATGAAAACTCTTTAGAAAATAGAAAAACGATGGGAAGAGAGTTTATTCAAAGAGTCCTAAGTCCTGATGTCATTGCCAACATGTTTCACGACATAATAAGGAAGTATTCGTGATGAATATGAATCTTGATTTTCTCACACATCTTGAAATTCATACAAAAGAAGATATGCTTGACGAGCAGGGCAACCCAAAACAAGAAGTAGAAATACATGAAAATAAGCTTGTTTGTCATCCTTCTATGAAAGAAAAAGTCAAAGAAGGAATGAAACTGCTTGCAGAGATATCCAAAAACAAAGAGACAGAAGAATGAACGTGCTCACTTAATGTGAATCTTCCAAAAGTATATTTTGAAAAAGGTATTTCTGAACAAATCGAATTAAAAATGAACAATATTATACAAGATAAAAATACTCTCATTGATTGTATAAAAAATAAAAAAAGTTTTCCTTCTTATGAATTCCCTAAAGAATTCTTTCCTTCAAATGATTCTTCAAAAGCAACATTAAAATGTTTTAAGGACATAATAACTAAATAGGAGAATGCATGTTTAAACCGATTTTTATTGAAGCTACTGATCTTGATGATGCTTGGTTTCGTTTGTTGTGGAATCTTTTTGAACACGGAAGAAAATACTACATAAGTAAAGGATCATATGAAGGTCAGTACAGATATTCATTTGATTTTGTATCTGGTTTTGTACAGCATCCGCACAAAAGACCATTAGCTCCACGAATGCCAGAATCGAGCACACTTCCTCCTCCAACAACTGATCACGAAATTGAACAATATTTTGCAAACTATCTTATGGACTCAAATTTAGCTCCAAATGAAGATTATCGTTATGCTACTTGGATTGTTGGAGGCTGGTATAAACTTCCTGCAATTAATGGATGGGAATATCTTTGTTCTGATGGAAACAGTATAGAAGTCGATTATATAGTTGATGGAGATACTCTTTGGATCAATGTTCCAAACCAACTTGAATGGATTATTCAACATTTTCTAAAAAAGGGAAAAGGAAATGCTCATTGTTATCTTAGCGTTGGTTATCCTGAGTCTAACTTTGCTTACGATATACCATATGAGAATGAGATGGAAAGGAGAACCTCGCCCTGTCTCAGAGGTCTTGATTTTAGGGTTATTGATAATTGTCTCACTACTCATGTTATATATAGATCGTGGGATTTGGTAGGGGGATTCCCTACAAATATGGGAGGCTTCACTCTTCTAAACGAATATGTTGCTGATGTTATCGGGGTCGATCCAGGACCACTGACATTTTCTTGTAAGGATCTTCATGCTTACGGTTTTTCTTACAAATATTTAACTGAAAGGATAGGAAAATGAAAAACAGATCAGTGTTTCCAGGAATAGGTTTCTTGTTTGTTTTTCTGTTATTCTGGTGTGGCATTCTGGCATTAGGTAGATTTTTACCAGAACCAATTCCTTGGGTATTTATTCTAGCCCCTTTATGGCTGCCACCAATATTTATTGCACTCATAGGACTTGCTTCGTGGTTCATATCTCACAAATAAAAACTACAGGAGTAAATTATGCCGAGTATAAACATTGATGATAAAGCAACAATCGAAGCACTGCAATATGCTTTAAGCAAAGTGCTCAATGACATGAAGGAAACAAAAATGCAGAATATAGTTCTGCAAAAAAGAAACACTGAATTGGTTGAAGAAAATCGTAAATTGAAAAAACAAATCAAAGATGAACATGGAACTGAGTTTATACGAGAAACGATGTAAATAAGGAGAAGAATAATGCCAAAACAACGTCATAAAAAAGAGGGTTGTTTCATTGCTTGTACAAGTGGTGTAGAGAGTTTATATAATCTGCACTATTGGCATACAAAAGGAAAATCTGAAAAAACTGACACGCACTGTGTATATGTGTTTCATGAGCAAAAAGACAGGAAAAATTGCGCTGTTCCAGAATATTTGTCTCTCAAAAATGTTCTGAATTACTTTCCTCAAATGAATCTGAGAACTGTTTATCTTGATACTCCATTTATAATGCGGTTTACTCATCTGCAAATGTATATAACAGCGCAATTTGCAATCAACAGCATAAAAGGCACTTTTGCATTTCTTGATGGAGAAAATATAGCTATAAAATATGAAAAAGCATGGGTTCTATCTGGCCAAAACTTTGAAGAAGCAAAAAAAGCTAATGAAGATGAAGAATCTTTCAATTCATCAAAAGCAATAACTGACTACATAAACACAATAGGACAGAAAAAAATAGAAAAGTTCAATCCAAGCAATCAATTGTATAAACACGAAATTATACAATTACTTCCTGATCATTTATTATCAAATGTTTGGTCCTGTGGTTCTCCTATTTATAAACAGGGAACATATTATTCGTGTGATGAGTGTCCCAAGTGCAAAGAGCTTATAGAAGCTCATGACAAAGCAAACAAAGTGTACGAAACAACCATCATAGCAGATGATCCAGACGATGAATATGTGAGAAAGAATAACATGTTTTATACAAAAGAGGGATGATATGAGTATTTTTATCGAATTGAAAAGTGCTGGAGTTGTGGCTGAGATTGCTGCTGATGGAAGAATTTTTACCAACGATATATCTTCTGGTTTGAATAATCATGAATTGCAACATGTGAGAATACAAATAAACAGTACAAGATCCTTAGGAAGTATCAAGCAGGCCATAAAAAAATTGGAAGCTGCATCGGAAATCAAAGAAAAGAAATAAATAAGGAGCTACAAAATGGGAGTAAAGTACATATCCTTTGAAGTACAAATACACGGAATTGATATTAAAGACGACAATTGGGTGAAATTTTTACAAGGATGGATGAAAACATGTGTTGAGGCATGTCTGCGTAAAAAAGAAATAAAACATCACTATAACTTCAGAAACGAATTTGATTCTGATATTGAGGTAAAAACATTAGAATACGTTGGTGAGTTTGAGAATGAATAAGGAGTAAATTATGGGATTCAAATTTGCAATCACTGCGTATGTCAATGGAGATGATGTAATAACTCAAATTATAGCTGCTGGTGATATTTATAAAGCGATTTGGAAGTTTGAACAACAAAATCCAAATGCACTCGTAACGAAAGTTGAAATGATAAAGGAGTAATAATGAGTTTAGAAGAAATATATTCAGAAAATGCGGTAAATATCTACAAAAAACTGTATCTTGCAAGAAACAACAACAATGAGGTGATAGAAACCATAGATGAATGTCATGATAGAGTGGCTAACTTTTTAGCTGAAAATGGTGATGAATATAACAATTTTAGAAGACTTCTTGATGAACAAAAATTTCGTCCAAATACACCCTGCATGGCAAATGCTGGCATAAAAAAAGATCCAATGATGCTTGCGTGTTTCGTCCTTGATCTCCAGGATACTATGGACAGCATTATTAACATGTGGGGAACTTGTGCAAAAATTTATGAAGGTGGTGGCGGAGCTGGAATTCCCATCACAAATCTCAGAAAAAAAGGGGCAGGGCTATCCAAGGGCGGCTATGCAAGTGGGCCTTTATCATATCTAAATGTAATAGAAGTAATCAGTGAAGAAATCAAAAGTGGTGGGAAGCAGAGGAGAGCAGCAAATCTTATTGCTGCAAAATACAATCATCCTGATATAATGAATATTATCAACTGCAAAAGGGATAAAAAAAGTTATAAATCCATGAACTTGTCAATTGTAGTTGATGATAAATTCATGGAACTCGCAAAGATAGTGACAAAAACAAGAAATACTCATGAAGAAATTGAATTGATTGATCCAAATGAGGGACCAACAGGAAAAACAATATCAGTAATGGATTTATGGAAACATATTTGCCAAGCAGCATGGGAAACAGGTGATCCTGGCCTTCTATTTATTGATAGAGTGAATAGAGATAATCCTCTTGATATATTAATAGAGTCTACAAATCCGTGTGGAGAGGCCAGTTTATGGCCAAATTCGTGTTGCAATTTAGGACATCTTAATGTCATAAAATATGATGGACCTGATGATTCTGCATTTGAAAATGATATTTATTGGAGCACACTTTTCTTAAATAGAATTATCGACAAATCATCCTATCCAAACAAAAAGTTTGAAGAAAACATGAAAAAATATCGTCCCATTGGGTTAGGACTAATGGGATTTGCTGATTATCTTTACAAAGAAAAAATACAGTACGGATCACAAAAAAGTTGTGATGTGCTGCATAATTTCACCAAAGCACTTACTAAATATGCTTTTAAATCCAGTTCATTATTAGTTAGTAATGCTTTAATTCCTGACATGACTTCTAAACTAAATACATGGGAAAAGACACGATTCAATGAACTCGTAAATAGGTTTGCTGACATTCCTGCTGGAAAAGAACTTCCTGGAAATATTACAGTCACAACAATTGCTCCAACAGGGAGCACCGCACTATCTGCTGACTGTAGCTATTCAACAGAACCTCAATTTGGATTGATATGGACAAAGATTCTTGATAATGGCGAAACAATGGAATTCTTAAATCCAGAATTTGAAAAAGCATTAAATAGTGTTCTTCGTTGCGGTAAATATGCTAGGGACAAAGATGAAGTGATTCGAGAAATTAAACGTAATAAAGGAACTTTAAAAAATACATATTTTCCAGAAGAATACCAGTGGATAAGAGATGTATTCATTACAGCACATGACATTCCAAACGAACAAAGAATTGAAGTACAAGCAGCAGCGCAGAAAAATATCACAATGGCTGTTTCTTCAACTGTCAATTTACCAAAATCTGCTTCTACGGAAGATGTAGCCAAAATATACTTGATGGCTTGGGAAAAGGATCTTAAAGGCATTACTGTTTATCGTGATGGAAGCCTTGATGATCAGCCCATTGATTTCGGTACTGAAACAGAATCACAACAAGCTCACACTGAAGCAGAACAGCATGATCCTTCAACGAAAGAGAGTAGCGTGACACTGAGTTCAGACGAGACTCAAATCAAAGAGGAACCGCTTTCCTTGACTCTTGAATCTTTTGAATATACTCAGCCTTTAGACAGACCGGATAATCTGTCAGGAACTACAAAGAAAATATTAACAGGAAGTGGTGAATTGTATCTTACTGTTAATTGGCACAATGGAAGACCATTTGAAGTATTTGCTACGATTGGAAAAGGCGGAAGATCAATGGCTGCAAAAGCAGAAGCTATAGGACGACTTGTATCTTTAGCCCTGCGTTGCGGAGTACACATAGATCACATCATCAAACAATTAGAAGGGATAGGGGGAGATTATCCAATATTTCAGAATGGAGGATTAATCAAATCTATACCAGATGCAATTGCCTCAGTTCTGAGAGAAATCAGAAATCAAGTAGATGAAGTACAAGAAGTACATGAATTATCAAATAAATGGGACACAAAACCATATAATTCTAATGAATGGGAATGCGGTTTGGAAGTTTGTCCTGAATGTGGACAGCCTGCTTTGAGAAGAGATGCAGGCTGCCGGGGTGGAATTTGTGCTATCTGTGGATATTCAAACTGTCAATAAGGAGAAATAGCATGGGACGCAAATATCATTTTGTATACTTCAATGAAAGTGATATTCCTTATTCTGTCAATATTGTTGCTGGATGCTTGGATGAAGCTTTGCAACTTTTCAGACGTGATCACAGCAACGCATTCATTGCTATGATTTGCGTTTTATAAAAATAATGACTTTCAGAAAAAGAAAAAAAACAAAAAAGCACTGTGTCGATTGCGGCGCAGTGCTTAAAAAAGGATATTGGAGGAGATGTGATTCTTGTTGGAAAAATAAAGTGAACGATATTGGAGACTCAAACGATTATTATCAATTAAAAATAAAAATAGATGAGGACAATATATGAGCACAAAAGATTATGTAGCAAGACATCAACATTGTCATCCGATAATTTTCAATATGCATGAATCATTATTAAGGCCTGTATTGCAAGTAATGTATCTTGGAAATTATGATTACAAAAAATGGGGACCAGTTGAATATGCAAAAGAAGGAGATGCTTGTTTTGATCTGAGATCTTGTATCAGCGGATTGATTTCCAAAGACAGAATAGTGCAAATTCCTTTAGGAATAAAAGTAGCAGTTCCTCCCCCTTTTGTTATGAAATTGTACATACGTTCTGGACAAGCAAAAAACAATGAGATTATGCTTGCTAATGGAACAGGAATTATCGATCAGGGATACAGAGGAGAAGTTTGTGCTCTTATCAAAAATATAAATGAACACGATGTATATATATCTGCGGGAGAAAGAATAGTACAAGCTTCTTTGGAATTATCACCACAAGCTATCTTTGAAGAATGCAAAGAGCTTCCTGAATCAAGTCGTGGAGAAGGTGGATTTGGACACACAGGAATTGCGTAAATCACACAAATCACATAAAAATGAAGGGAGCAAAAATTTCTATCTGCTCCCTTCACAAAATTCTCTTATATCTTCATGATCGCAAATAGCTCCACGAAGTTTTATGTTCTCTATCTGTTTCTCTAATCTGTTTTTGGCAATCATTAAAAGTTCAATATTCGGAATAGTCAATAATCTGTTATTGACAACAATTTCCATCATTATTAACGCAGACTCAATATCTAATTGATTTTCAAGGGTCAGTTGAAAATTATCTTCCGACATAGTAATTCTCCAATCATACTTTTTTACCAACAAATTTTTTGTACTTCTTTATCGCTCCTTTTACAGTACCTTTTCCTTCTTCAGTGTTCCAATATTTTTTCCAGTATTCAGCCATTCTTTTGATGCTCTCTTTATCTATTGGATCTGATATGATTGGAAGAGCATTAGGCCAAGAATAATAATAAGCTCTAGCAAGAATAATTTGATATTTGATATTTCCTACCAAATCATCCTCACTAAAAATGCTTCCTGTAGAACTATTTACAAGAGCTTCAAAAAAATCTTCACTTTCTTTGATTGCCCATTTCCAAACAAGCTTTTCTGAATTAGGTTCAATTTGAAAAATCCCCATAGCAGGTCCCTTCACTTGACGAATATATTTACCACAATCTGACTCAGCAGCAGCAGTGAACAATATTTGATATACAGCTTCACGGCTATGATACTTAGAAATTTCGTTGGACAACACCCTATCAATATATTCTTTTAATTGATTTGGATTCATGTTTTTATCCTATATGTTACGTTATCATCATTTCGATATGTAGGCATTACTACCTCTTTTCTGCGAAATGGATAGCGTTCTCTATCCAGCTTAAAAATTCTTGCAGCTTCACTTTGTCGTCACCGTCCAAAACACCTTCCCCGACTTGCTCACGGGCGTACTCTGCAATATCTTTGATCATCTCCCGCAACAAATATTGGTCAGCAGTATCCAACCGCTCCCAGGGAACCTGATCCATTACCTGCTGTTCCACGTCATCAACCGTAACCTGTGCAGATTGGTCAGCATACTTTTGGAGCTTTTGAACAATTACTTGAGCTTGCGATTGTTTATCCTCATCATCGGACAACCACTTGATCATTGCATACTGAACAGTGGTTTGAAATGCAGGATTCTCAGCCACTTTCCATGCAGTTGCACAACCAAACAAAGACAAAGCTATAAAAAGCACAAACCATCGAAATGCAAAAATATTCATTTTATAACTCCTTTTTTGTTATCCACCAAACAAAGTTTCCCAAATTTTACCAGCTTTTTCCAAATGAGTTGAAGTAATAACTCCCGCTGCTACAAGAGCAGCACCAACAGAAGCCCAAAAATCTTTTCTTTTGTACCATTTCTTTTTCATATTTAGCCTCTCTTAATCAATACAAGATGAAAATCCTCACTTTTACGTGTATAATCATTCATTGAATCAGGATCAGTCAACTTAGGTATTGTCCCAAACGAATACTTCAAAGCATTATAATACGTGTATGCTACTAACCAACTACAAATTGGGTATCTATCTATAAATTGCAATCTTCTTAATAAGAAAACTTCTTTGTACCAAATCTTGCTAATAAATGCATCAAAAGCATGTAAAAACAATTTCCAAAAACCATAAAAACAACCTTTGTATTTTAAAGCCTCATCTCGCAAATCAATTCTTTCAGATACAGTGAGATCTTTCTTTCTCCAAACAGAAAATTCTTTGTCTTTTGCCCATTCTTTAAAAGGTGTTATTTTTACTCTGGATACAGCTTCAATCACATAGAATTCTCCAGCATAGAAAATAATCATAGCTACATGTACTGCTCTTGTTGGTCTTTCATTTTTGCTTCTTGTAAACCAAGCAACTGCCTTAGAGAAAAAACTATTGTGTTTTAGTCGATAAACGACATCGCCGTTTTTTAAACTTTTTTCCATATAGCTATTTCCCTTTTATCTTACAAAATTCACCATCTTCATAATATCCTGTAGACAACATGAATCCTTTTATAATCATAGCATCATCATGTATTCGTTGCCGTTCTTTGTCTGTTAAAGTTCTTTTTTCTCTAATGTAATCAATTCCTACAAATCCTAATGGAACTTCTCCCATTGAACTTTTACCTTTAACTCCATCTGCAACAAAATCTTCCTTATTGAAAAAAAGAGCAACAGAATATGAAGATTTTATACCAAGAGATTTTAAAGTGCTTTTCACACTATATTCTTTTACTTGATCTAAAGAAATATTATCAACATCCTCACAATGAATTTCTTTATTGTCCAAAAGACATTCTATATACCCTGCCATCAATCCTACGGGCACATCTTTTCTTTCTGCCATCAAAGATTTGTATCCGATTGCTGTCACTTCATTTGTATTTGTTATTTTAGCAAAGGGTTGTCCAAAAAGATCAGAACCCGAATTATGAAAAACAAAAACCCAAGCTCTATCTGCACGTAAATCATACAACAATCTTGTTAATTGAGCATTTATACAAGAAGAATCACGAACCATTTTTAAGATATGTTTATTCAGATATTTTTTATGATTTTCCTCAGTTTGTGTGCTTTTTAATAAGAAATTTTTTAGTATCTTTGTTTCTTTTATCTGATAAATAATAACAAACAAAACACAAATTATTAACAACGAGTCCGCTACGTGATCTTTTAGTAAACTCAATATTGAGATGAAAAATCCTAAATCCATAATGCCCCTTTAGCTCAAATCAACATTTTATATGAATAAGGGGGCAAAAGCCCCCTTACTCACTATGAAAAGACAATTTCAATGTCTAATGTCCAGGTTTGTCCAGAAGCTTTTGTGCCCTGATCACTCACCTTTCGATTCAAATTATCACCTGTATCATCAGAAGCATTAACTACAGTGAACTCTTGCCAAGCATGATTTCCAGTTGATCCATCAAACACTGCTCTCCATGTAGCTTTCTGAGATGATACTGAAGGATATCCTGATTCCATTGAAGCATAAGATGTGTTTGATCCCTGCAATCCTGTTTGATCAGCATCCGCAGCAACATCACCATCATTATCTCCAACACCGATATAAGCATATGTGTTGCTATATGGATTTGGAGAATCAGTACCGCACAGCAAAGCTAAAAGGACATTGTTGATTCCTTCGTTTAAAAGAACATTTCCCTCGAAAGAAGATACTTCAAAAGGTTCTTTGCCTTCCAAGTAATCTTGATCAGAGGCATATTTCCTAATAGTCCACGTTTTTTTAATCGTTCCTACTTCTTGCATTTGGGACTCCTTTTTTATTGTTTTCTATTTTTGTTTCACTATAAGGATTGTTTTCTTTGTAATCCTTATCTGATTTGAAACGCTTGACAGTTCCAGATGTCTTTGTGAAAGAGTAATCTTTGCTCATATAACCCCCTTATTTCGTAAACTTATAATAATAAAATAATCCTTCACTGTCAATTTATCGTCAATTTATCATTAGATTCGTTTTCTTACATTATCTTCTCCTTTAGCGGTTTCTTTTATTTTGAATGTATACAGAGAACTCCTAAAAAATTTGACAATATGTGCGATTCTAAGTTTTCCTTCAGAATTTATTGCTTTTACCAAAACATCACCCTCCAATCCAGAATACACTTGAGTAGCATCATCACTAGCATCAGCATTTTCAGTTAATAGCATGGAACTTGAAATTGTAGGAGATTCTTCAACAGTACAAGCATCTTGTATGCAAAAAGCACTATCAATTTCATCATTTCCTGCACCATCATCATTTACTGTAAAAAGCTTCTTGATATCCTCATCATCGGAACTGATCACTTCATCAGACACTTGTATATGGGATGCAATATTGATTGTTTCAGCTACAGCAACATCTTCATAAAGAGTACCACATCCTTTTGGATCATTTTCTGTTCCTAATCCTTCATCCTGTACTGTTAAAGACTGACTTATTGATACATTGTCAGATCCAGTAACATTATCAACAAAATTTGAAAAATTGCTAGGAAATTCAGAATCATCTCCAACTGCATATTGACGTACTTTAGCAAAAAAAGTTCCAGAAATACTTTCTATAGCACTTTGTATAGAATCCTGCACATTTTGAAAAATGTTTAAAACAATATCATCTTGTGATAATCCACTTTCTAATATTGTTGTGAGCTTCAAAAACGAAAGAATTTCTTCTGACAGAGCTTCATCAGACAGTTGGATCAAATAAGATATGCTTATATTTGAATCATCTCCAGTCAAACTCTCTGTGAAAGTAATAAGAGATGTCTCGACTCCAATTTTTTCAGTATTATTCATCCAATCAATAAGCTGGACCCTATATCCAACCCAATCACCAATTTCATGCTCTAATTGAATTGAAAAATAAACCTCAATTCCTAATTGCTCATCCACTGTTCCTGTATCATCTACAGGAGAATAAACAGTCACACCAGTAATATCTTCTGAAGAAGAGGAAGAATCAAAAACTCCAAAACGAGAATCAATATCATCGCTTCCTGCAGAATCATCTTCTAAATTAAAAACACTCTCAATTTCTGTAACAGCATCCACAGCATCATTGCTGCTATCATAAACTTCAACTACTAATATATCATTTATGACTATGTAATCATTTCCAGTAGATGATTCTTGTAAAGTGAAACTTACGTACTCTTTATAAACTGAATCAGTTCCTTCTCCTGAATCAGTAACAATAGCGTGTATTACGTGTACAGAATCCTCAGATTCTGATTGTTCTTTGATAATTGTATGTGTTTCTTCAGAAATTTCTCCCTCTGCTACAAAAAATTCAAATTTTGATAGTGTGGGAGTTTTAGCATCATCATTTGTTTCTAATGTTTGTCTGAATTTTATTAATCCACTAGCTAAATTTGTTCCTTCAATAGAAGAAACTGCTGATCCATTACTGTGTTCTACCCAACTGTTCCAAGTATCTCCACCATCTGTAGAAAGTGAAGATTCAACTTTTATGTTTGTATCTGTTGGCTCATCTGAATCCCATTGAACAATTGAATCTTCTGCTGATTCTAAGGATGAGAGATCAATAGGATCTGTGGTGCGTGTTCCAGATGATGATGTATTACTACCAAAAATAAATACATCATCTATGTAATAACTCCAACCACCATCAGCAGTTCCTTCTCCTTTAAACTTATCTATATAAGTTATATCTGATAAATCAACAGTCGTACTATCTAATTCTGTTTCTGAGGAATCAAGTATTTTAACAACAGAATCAGAACCATTAAAATAAACTTCAAATTTATACCAAGTATCAAGAGATAATGCCACCCCACTGTCTTTATTTCCAAAAGGACCAAAATAATAAGCAGTGCTTCGAAGCTCTCTTTCAAAATCTAATGTTATTGATTTACCATCATTACCATAAAAACCAACTTGATGATCATCGCAATCTTCACTTTTTATACGAAACCAATAATTAGCTTCGCTTTTCCCATTATTTATAGATATAGAATCTATTTCTTTTTCAAAACTACAATGTTCCCCTGTCATTTCAACAAACATTGAATATGATCCAGATACGGATTGATCTGAACTTCGTTCAAGATTCATCTTATCAGAGGTCCATCCTGATAATTCATCTTCAAAATCAAATTTAATTTGATCCATTGGTAATTGTAACTTATCATCAACAACCTCAACATCCGTCAGCGTCCCTGTCTCAAAATCACTTCCTTCATCTTCTACATAAGAAAAATCAGTAGTGAAAAAACTCTTTGTTCCGCCGTACCAGGTGTCAACACCATCAGTAGCAGCGGCTCGGACATAGTATGTTTCAAATGCAGTCAAGTCGGAAACATCATCTGAAAAGCTACCTGTTGAAGATAAGGTCTGCGTTGAGGTGGAGTTGTAGGTTGAAAATGTATCGTCAGTTGAATAGTCGAACCAAACATCCAGACTGGGCTCGCCTTCAAGACTGTAAAGAGTACCATTAAGTGTGGCTGAGGTGCTGGTTACGTTTGTTGTTTCGTCCGTGCTAACAACTGTTACTACCCCCGCCTGCTGGCTGAAAAAGTCGGGGGAGGATTTGGTTGCATTGTAGAGGGCAGTAATATCGTCCTCAGAAGGATAGCCATCCTTATAAATTTTTAGTAGGCCTAATAAAAACTCAGCAAAGTCATCATTATGGGGTCCAGATATCATTGCATTGCCGTTGTCGCCATAGGCATCCTGATCTACTCCAGTGACCGTATCCTCAAGGGCGGCATCGACATAAAGCCGCAATTCGGCCTCACTGGGATCGTACACAGCGACAATGTGATGGAAATCATCTAAAACATCTGTAGAGCCGATCGCATCGAAATCACTAGAACCGGAACGGAGGAAGAACTCGGCCTTGCCATTAAGTTCACCGTCCGCTGCACGCATTAGATACCATGGGGTATTATCAGAACCAGAAGAAGCGGGATCCCCATAACCCTTTGTTATGATACTGCCATTAGATGACCCGGATATATGTTTAACCCAAATTTCAAAAGCAAACGCCTGCCCAGACGAAAATTGAAATTCCGCTTTGTCCCCATAATCTATATAATCATCACTACCATCGAAACTGTAAGCACCGTCTACAATCCCATCCTCACCCTGCGTGACCCCACTTACAGTAGCATCATTATTGTTACTGGTGATATCAAGGGCATCCCCACTTTCCTCGTTGTATAGATACCCAGCGGATAGATTGCTTTCCTTATCAAATACCGTACTGGCAGAAACGCTCTGATCACTCGGCCCATTACCATAAGCCACCTTCAACTGTGTGCTGCCATCCTGCACCCACTCACGATAAACCCAGATAACTGCTTTTTCGTCTGTACTGTTAAATGACTCAAAGTAGTAATCTAGTAAATTGTTATTCTGATCATAAACAGCAATATCAGCCTTGGAAGATATACTACTCCAGTCCAGAACGATCTCACCTGTACCTGTTGTAGAATCATTACCAGACGTGATTTTCAGGCACATAGTCCTGGAAATAGTGGGCTGATCTGTTACGCCTGCTACATCAAGTGCTTTTTTACGGAGAAAATCAGAAATAGGCATTATAAATCATCCAATGGTTCGCCATGTTCTTTTCGAGATACAGTCTTGCATCCCGTCCGCACTTCCTCATCATGGTCGCAAGTATGGTGCTCGACCCAATTAACTCCAACACCCTCAGCTAAGTGCGTCCATACAGAAGCATCCGTCAGGATGGCGTAAGCATCTTGAGCATGAGCTTCATCAAGCAATGGTAGATCACATTTGATCTCCTGCTTATCATCCTCATAATCATTGAGAATATTATATTTTTGCTCTTCGTTTTTTTGCACCCTCATTAATATGCGTAGCTTGATCATGACGCACTTGTAGCTGATCCTTAGCCCACTGTGCCATTCCAGAACTTGCTGGAAACACAAGTCGTGCTCTGAGTCTATGCAATGTCATAATAGAACTCCTACTCCATATTCTCTTCTATAAAGTGAGCAATCCAATTTAACCATCTCTCCAATCCTGCAACATCACTGGGACTTTCTTCAGTGCTCAAATTAACATCAGGATACTCAGTCTGTATCCAATCTATAAAATCAGAATACTCAGGATTTATATCATCAACGGTCATTGATCCACTATCATCAACCCACAACTTCATATAAATTATCGTATTATCTTTGTTTAAATCAGAATTATAAATTCCTAAGAATTCGTCTTTCATTTTTTGCAAGGGAACATCTCGTTCAACTTCTTCTTTTTTCGCAACATCACCTGGAAAACTTTCTTCTTCAGGAACAATAATACCGTCACTACTATCCCACTCTTCACAAGGTAATTTCAAAACTAAATTAGTCACTTCAAAAGAAGTAACATCATCCATTAAATTACGAACCTTTTCTAAATCATTATAATAAGTATCAGTAGCAGAACCTGGGTCGGCATCATTGCTTGTAGTGTATTCTCCATGCGCCTCATCAATAAAAATATAATTAAACACCAGTTTTGAATCTTGTACTTTATCATATATCAAACAATTCCCACCTTCTTGCGGATGCTCTGCTACAACATAACAATAATCAGTAGTCGATAATTGAATAGAAAAAGTTCCATCAGAACCTGAAGTGGTTTCTTGTATTAATGAGCCATCACTTCTTTTATGTGATCTAATGATAACTCCTTCAACAGGCTCACCATTTAATTTGACTATACCATCCATAATAAAAATCCTTTACGTGCTTACGTGATCAAGAGCAGTTGCATTCACAAAAGGTTGAGCTTCTAAATCATCCAAAATCACTACATAATACTCATCATCTTCAGGAATCTCACAACTCAAATATCCGTCACCGTCACTTTCAGCAGTAGCTATAAGCTCTCCTGTACTTCTTTTATGAAAATTCACTGTTCGAGAAACCTCTTCTCCGCCTTTTCTAATTGTAGCAGTAATTGTGGTGTCCATAAATTCCCCCCCAACTATATTTCTGAAAAATCGACTAAAGTGTACATTTTGGTCACGCCATCTGTATTCGTTATTTTTATCATTATATCACCATCATCTCCTGATTCTGTCCCATCACTTTGCCAAATCACATACCCACCACCCCCAGGAGGCGGATCAGGAGGATCATAAGATAATGCGTTTCCGACAAGCACATTGTCATATATTTTTTGTGACATGTCACTGACAAGTAACCATCTTTTACCAGTTCCACCTGTATCAGGTTTTATCACATTTGGTGAATCTTCTTCTTGATTATTATCAACGTCTAATCTATAGAAATATACTTTGTCTGGAGTCATTACAATAGCTCTATCTTTGCTTGTAAGTGACCCTCCATCGACTTTATCTAATGCATCTGATCCCTCAGTCACAGCACCTTTAACATAAAGCATATGCTTCTCCCTAGCTTATATTATTTGTTAGCCATATAGAAAAAGAATCATTTGGAGTATTTGGTGGATCTTCTCTGAGTCCTTTGCCACCTAATATTTGTGGTTCAGAAGAAATTCTCTCCCACTTTTTTCCTTGTGCTGAACTGATAGGAGAGACTCTATCAGGATAAGAATCATCTGGAATGAATCTCCCTGTATAGTCAACTAATCTATAAAAATACACCCCATCATCTGTGATGATCATAGCATAATCATCCTCATTAAGATAGTATCCTTTTATAGACACTAACGAACCACTTGATCCTAATATTTTTCTTTTATAATAGAAATTACTCATTTTTAGCTTCCTTCACATTATGATCAATTCCTAAATCATTCTTTATTTTTTCATCAACTTTTGACTGTAAAAGACTTATTGTATTTTTCAAATTTTCAATTTCTTTATCTTTTTCAGATAAGGATATACGCAAAGATTGCACTTCTAAATCTCTATATCCCAATCTTTGTAAAAGTTCATTCACAGTGAAATTCATAATTTCTCCTACTTATAATCAATACACATCTCAATATTTGCACCATTTGAAGGAGTTGAATACGTAGAATCAGTAAAATTAAATTCCAAATATGTAGGTGGAGTGTATTCCTGACAAACAATATCTCCTTCTCCAACTGCTTCACCTTCAATTTCCATAGCCATGTAGGTGACAACACCAGATGCAATTTCGATTAAACCATCTTCACCTTCTTCTCCAGGCTGAACATCACCTAGCGATAATTCGTAAGCATTAAACTCTCCAGAAAACTCATTATAATACGAATGAATAAATAAATCCATTATTGCTTTTAAATAAACAACGTGACCTTCATCAGCTTCTAAAGAAACTTCTCCCTCAAAATCCTCATTATCAGAAGTAATAAGAAGTGTAACTTCTGTTTCATCATCAATGACAGCAGATATTGTAGCTTCTACCGATTTTGTAACTTCTTTTACATTACCCTCCCCCCATATCTCTTCCTCTGTCCAAGTACACATCACACCACCATATATTTTTATTTTTTCATATCCTTTTGTAATTGATACAGAATCTGTTATCCAAGTTTCTCGTTTATGTCTTGAACTGTCAATCCATCCAATATCCTCATCTTCTTCTTCTAAATGATAAAAATCCTTATTCACATATATTTTACCTGGAGAAATTTCTTCTCCCTCATCATCAAGCGCACTTTCATCAACAGTAGCATACACATAAGGAGTAAAATGACATATGCCTGTATTAGGATCATAATCAATATCTTTAACTTCACAAATTAATTCTTGAGAATTATTTTGAAAACTCGCAGCAAATAAAGGAACTCTCTTCGGCCATACTTGAATAATCGGTTTAACAGCCCAGTATCCAGGAATACGTACATTTTCTTTATGCTCACCTGTTCCAAATTCAATTCTTCGTACACAACGCACTCTTCTATGCTGCCCATCTGGAAAATAACGATAAAATTCCAAATTACCACTGTCCATAATACAATAATCTGATTGACCGTCTTCATTTCCAATCTGTATATGACTTCCAGGATAAATAGCACCACCATCTATTAAAGTGCCATCACCACCATTCCAGGAGTTGATAATGCCATTTACATGTAATTCTAAACCATCATAATAAAAATAATTGCTGCTTTGGGGAGAATTATTTCCTATAAAAAATATTCCGTTATTTAAATCAAAATAAACACCTTCAATATCAGCTAGTTCTAAATCTCCTATTCCAGATAAATCAACATTATTACCATCTATTTCTACTCCATCTTGTTCTGCAAAATTCTGAGATAAAATATAACCAGCAGTAATAACTCCCATTTCACTATTTATAGCTGATAAATAATCAACATCTATATGTTTTGCTCTTACAGCATTATAAGCTATATCCTCAGTTCCTACAGCTAAAGTTGTAGCACTCTCAATACTTGACCAATCTGATTTTAACCCGCTTGTATTTATTGCTCGTATTCTATAAAAATATTCTTTATCTGCTTCTAAATCAGTATCAACAGTATGATGGGCATAAAAAGTTCCTACAGTAGTTTCTTCTCCTGAAAAATCTCCTGTACCTGATCTTTGTAATTCATAGCGATCAACATCACTCATTTCAGATTTTTCCCACTTAATTCCCATGACCTTAAAGCCAGGAACTAAAGCGAGTGCATCCCAACTAGGAGCTGGAGGAGGTTCAGAATTCTCAGCACCAACAATAGTCACATATTCACTAAAATTAGTAGGGATATTATTTATATCTATTGCTCTGACAGTCACACCGTACTCAGTTCCTACTTCAACACCATTCCATTGATAATTACTTTCATCTGTAAAATAATTTGATCTTTGAGAAAAAGGACCATTTGCTCCTTTTTCAAGATAAATTTCATATTGTTGGAAATTGGGATGACTTTCAGCATTTGAATCCCATACTGCTTTAATTATACAAACGACATCTCCATCAACAACTTCGGTCCATGTTTCAAGTGATAATCCAGTAGGAACTGGTAAATCTGTTTCAGAAGATGGCTCAACAATTACTGAAGAACTGATTGCATTTTCAGATTTTATTCCTGAAGTATTTACAGCTTTTATCCAATATGTATATTCACCTTCCATTTCATCTGATACATCTATACTATCTCCACTACCAGTAGCGTTTTCTATTACTACAACTCCAGATTCCCAATCAGCACCAGTTCTTATTTCATAATGACTCAAATCTAAATTTGATACTTGAGACCAGGCAAATGAAATTGTGCGATATTCTTCATTATATGTAGCTTGAAAAACAGAAACATCATTTGGAGGAGCTAATTTTCCAAGGACTTGTATTGTGTCTGTATTGCTGCCTGTATCAATTGCGCCTTTATCATAAGGAGACACATAAATCCGATAAACATGATATAAATCAAGATAATCTGATCCTATGATAAAAGATAATTGAGTGGTTGTTCCACATTTTTGAATAGAACCACTACCCGTTTCACCTGAACTTGAAAATCCAGTATCTTCCAAATCCTCTTCTGTCGTAATATCCTCAATCCAAATATCCCATTGTGATCCTAAATTATCATTCATAGGATACCAAGACACAGAAAGCTTACTTTGATAATCTCCTGATTTCGCATACGTTAAAAATTCACTCACCGTTACGCCCGTAGCCTCTTGCTCACCTGGTAATTCTGGTTCCCAATAGCCTGGACCACCTTCAGTATCATAAATATTCTCATTATATTCTATACATGTAATACGTCTTGTTTGATCTTGTGATCTTGTAATATTCGTGATTCTATAGGGTTTTTTAACTGTTCCTGTTTCTCCTATTATAAAAACATCATATGGTTCAGGAATTTCGCTAAAACTTGAAGTCAACTGAACTTCATCAGTGTTTCCTTGTGTATCGGAAGACACTGTTTTTTCAACAATTGTGTCATCAGACAATCTAAGGAGAAGATTGTAAGTAACCCCAAATTTAAAATCAAAAGGATGATCGATTTTCACACTATTGCTGGTTGCTTCTAAAATCCTACCACTTATAGAATCTTGATAATTTGGAACTTCATGTTGAAAATAAATCAAATCACCAACAACACAAGCAAAAGAATCAACAGCAGCCTCAAATTCAATTGTTCTGATCAGATATTTATTGGAATTCAATAAATAAATTGCTTCTCTCACAGCTCTGTCATAGCTAATACATGCATTGAATTTGATATTTGTCTTTTTTGGAATTTCTTCTGATCTTTGATATTCTTCAGAATACACAAAAGCTATCTGATTCGTGTAATCTTTATCAGGATCTAAATATGTGACCTCTACAGCATTTGCTCTGTCTTTCTTAGGAAGGTACTGTAATTGGAAAGTATCTCTGACAATATTCCCCATAGTGAAAACATGAGAAACATTATCTTCTGGCTTATCAATAAATACACCGTACTTTGATCCTCTTCTAACAATAACACCTCTTCCAAAAGATGCTATTCTCTGTACACTTTCCCAAACAGTTGATTGCTTATCTAAAACAATACTGAATTTTGATTGCTCACCTTCAGGTTCTAAAGATTCACAATGAGTAGCCCATTCAACAAATTCATCATACAATAACCTAGAATAATTTATTTTATGGTGTACATTTAAAAGGGCATATGCAGCCCAAGCAGGATTTCTTGTATCTACTAAAATTCCATTTCCATTTTTATCTTCTACTGTCACATTGTTTCTTTGAACAACACATGTTAGTGAGGGCATTCCACCAGATAATTGATCAGTAGCCAGTGCTTTTATTGCATATTTAGCTACTCCAGGATAAGACAATTTTTCATCAACTATTTCTTTAAATCCTTCCCAATGAACTCTTGATTCTTTTTTATAATCATCAGTATGATCTTCCGATGTACGCATGACACGAACATCATATTTTTCTGGAGACAAACCATCAATGGTAACACTTTCCATTATTGCTGTAGTCTGATCGCTCTCAAGAGTCTTCTCAGTAAAAATAGTCCAGGATGATTCTCCATTCACTCTATAAGAAATCTCAAAGGAGGCTGACACTGATATCTTGTCACCACTATCAGTAAGTTCATACATTCCGTATGGGGCTTTTAATACAACAACAAGTTTATCAACAGTATTTCCTTCAGTTTCTAAAACCGCAGCCTCACCATTAGATAAAAGAATTCCTGGAGCCCTTTGTAAAACAACTTCACTGAATTCATCAATAGGCTCATCAGTTGTTGTTCCCATTCTTGTATAAGCGGAAACCTTCTTAAAATTATTGAATGGTTGATCATTTATACGAATATCTGAAATTCCTTCAACCTCATGATCTGCTACAGCTAAGAGAACATTCAAATATTCCTTATTATCATTAGTAGTTGTAAATTTATTAATTATATGTCCAGCAATTTTATGAGTACCAAAAATTATCGGTATGGGACTTCCTTCATTTTCACTTGGTTGAAGCATTCCCCAACTATATGTAGGAGAGTCTTCTCCACCATCAATTCCAGAAGGAGCATCTTGCCCTCCTAAAGCATTAGCAAGCATATTCATGCCCATGCCAATAACAAGGGAGGTTACTATATATGTAGCCCCATAAACAGCAGCAGTTAAAGCACCGGCTGCTAAAGCAGAAGTGAAACCTGTAACAGTAGCAGTGGTAGTCAAAGAAGCAGCCCATGCAGCAACAGCGCCTGCAATTCCCCACTCCACTTCAGCAGATATAGCTACTATTGATCCTGCTTTAGGATATACATCATCCCATAATCCTTCGATTACAATACCATCAATAGCAGCAACAAGTTTTGTACCCCGCAGAACAATCAAATTGCCTACGTATTCAGATAATGACTTTCCTTCAACGTAATCAACTTCCCACGTTTCTCTAATATCAGATTGCAGGGGATTTCGTATGAAATGAAATTTTATTTTATTGTTCGATGTAGTCATAAAAACCCTTTAATCTATTAGCCCTTCCACTCCACAAAGGAGAAGATAATTTTTCAATGCATACTCCAAAATTACGAATATGAAGGAATTTGCCATTTCCAATATAAATTCCTATGTGCTGTGTAAAATAAGTATCTCCTCTGAGAAGAACTACACAAGGAATTTTTGGAGTATCCAATTTTATCCATCTTGGATCTTGCTTTGCTTTTTCAACTTCATTAGATATTTGCTCACAAGCATAAGCACTGATTGAATAGTCTTCCAATTCAATTCCATAACGTCTGTAGACTTCTCTCACTAATCCAAAGCAATCATAAGAGTCAGGACCCCTGCCACCATCACTGAATGGTTTTCCTATCAGATCATTTACATCTATCATACAATCAACCCCATCTGGCCTAATCCAGGAAATCCACCAAAATTAGTTTGATTTCCGTATTCTCTACACTGAATAAATGTTCGATCACATGTTTCTTCAGAACCAGAATATTTACAATATGGGCCTTTGAATTCTTTGTATCTGCAATGTCCTTTTAAAAATATATCAGGTGGGGAACGATAATTTGTTAAATTTTCTGCTCCTAAATTGAAATTTATTTTATTCATGTGATCAATTGACACATCAATAATCTCAAATGGCTCATGTAATTCAGGATCAGACAAATCCAAATGATCAGAATGAACAATGTAAATATTAGCTTCAGCTCCTATGCCACCATCATACTGATCAATGATCGGCGTTATTTTTCGATCAATATCCCAAACACCAAGAGAAACAGTTGGAATTTCGCCTTCTTTTGATTCAGACAAATCTCCTAATTCAAATGGATAAGCATACCAAGTTTCTCCATCCCAAGTGATATTTTCAGTATTGTAACAAACTCTTATGGGAGTCTCACCGGTATAAATTATCTCTAACAAAAGCAGCCATACATGATTAGAAACCAATTTGTTTTTTTCTTGTATGGCTTGCGTACTAATACTTAAAGGCATATTTTTATACCTCCTCTAAAGTCAACGAGCATCTATAATAATTAGAACCGGGTCTTATCTCCTCAATATCTAGCTCATCATCAGAAAAAACAACTGTGTACTCTGTATTATCTCTTGGATTTGTCCAAAGCACATAATCTCCAGAATGATCCTCAAAGAACTCTTCTAGTAACAAAGCGTCATCAGAATCAAGAACATGGTGCTCATCATTATCACCCCAAGCAAGTTTCCATCGTCTTTTAGCTTTTGTGAATTTTTTCCTTACTTGAACATATCCATGCTCGAAGTCAGACTTATATCTAAAGCTAGTGATATTTCTATTTATAGATGACGGTTCTTTGAGATTACTTGGCCAATCTACTGTAGCCATAATCTTCTCCTATTTTATGCTTTTGAAAGAGATCCTTTGAGATTCTTTCCAAAATTGTTTTTATTTCTGTTTGCTGCATCAAGCACAACATTCAAAACCCATTTATCACCATCAAATTTAGAATCACCCTGTTTGGCAGCAACATTCTCTCCGGATTTATTCTCAATCTTTATCTCTATATTTGGAGCAGAATCTTTTCTTGATTCATTTTCAGTTGCGCTCTTAAAAACTTCTCCCAAAGCAGCAAGTTGTCCTTGTGTAAAAACAACTTCTCCTTTCTGCAATATGGCTGGGTATTCATCACTCGAAAGACTTGAGAGACCATCATGCAATTTCTTTGCTCCATCAAATAAGGAAGAATTAACAAGTCTCAATTTCTTTCTCTCACCATCTATTCCAACAACTCCGCCAGTATGAAAGCTCTTTATCAATCCAGACATATCGAAAGCTGATGTACTGGTTCCCATCTGTGGACCAGATCCACCAAGCAAAGAAGCAAACATACCCATAAATTGCTTAACAACACTGCTTGCAAGCATATTCGCCATTTCTTGAAGGACTGCTCTTCCAAAACCTTTGAATGCTTCTTTTGCGTTTTCAGAGCCCATTATCCAAGAAGCAAATGCCTCTTCACCAGCCTGACTTATTGTTTTTGCTAAATCTTGTGTATTATCAGCAATGTCCTTTGCTTGGGATTGATAATCCGTATAGAATTTATCAATTCCCAATTTCATTTGATCCCAAGTAGATCCCTGAGAACGGATTCTTGCTTCATTCAACTCCCTTTCAAGACTCATAATCTTAGTTGCAGACTGTCTTGCAAGCTGAATCTTTTCCTGTTCTAATTCTTTATACGCAAGCAGTCCTTTTGCTGTTTCCTCACCATAAAAATTCTCAAGTGCTTTTAGTTGATTCTGAAGACTTTGCAATCTTTGATTTCTATACGTTTTCTCAGCATCTAATTTTGCTTTTGTGACTTCGTAAACAAGTTTCTTTTCTTTCTCAAGATATGATTCAACACCAACACGATTGCTTTCAACAATTTTAAATCTTTCGTTCTCTTCCTCAATTCCAGCAAGTGCTGTTTCACGCCTAAGTTCAGCAAGCGATTCTTCTCTTTCTGCTACTGCTTTAATTTGATCAAGCTTTGCTTCTTTATATTCATTAGAAGCTTCTTTTGCTTCAAGCTCGACTTCTTTTTTCTCATTTATAGCTTTGTTTATTTTCTCTTCATCAGCTTTTTCCTCTCTCAAAAGACTAATTGCTCTTTTTCTTTCTTCTATTATCTCCTTTTGTGTCTCAAGATTATTTTTCGCTATCTGCACTTCAGCTTCTGCCTCAGTCAGGTCACCACTAATCACCTTACTTTCAATTTCAACTTCTGCTTTTTCCTGCTTTCTCTCTATTGATTCAATTCTTTTATCAACCTCATCCAAAATATCTTCAGTAAGCTTTTCTTCAACAGCAAGAACAGCATCAGCATATTCTTTTTTTGCATCCAAGAGCTTTGCTTGACTTTCTGAAGACGGATCTTCATCAAATCTTTTTTGAGCAACTTGCAATTCTCTTTCAGCATACTCTTTTCGAATACGTAGTGCTTCTTTTGATCCCTTCTCGACTTCAAGTAAAGCTTTTTTCTGAGCATTTGAAATCTGAGTCGCCCACTGCTCATATACGTCTGTTTCTTCTCCTTTATCCGATAAATCTTCAAAAAGTTCGTTAAGCTTTTTACGTTGTTCTTCTCTTATCTTATCAAATACTTCATCTATGGAAGTGACATCAACATCGTAATCAGAAAGCAGTCTTGAAATTTCCTTTTTATCAAGCTCTTTTTTGGCTTCTTCCAGGGGCATTTCAAAAATACTCTCGTAGAATTCCCTAAGCTTATTTCCAGCATTTTCTACTTCTTCGAAATTCGCTTGTAACTCTGCTTTTTGCACATCAGTTAATTCTTTAAAAGATTTTGACGCTTCTGGACCCAAATTTTTGATTTTTTCAAGAAATTTATCATAACTATTTATAGTATTATCAACTCCTGCTGAAAGATTGAGCAGAGCCTGAGTCAATTCTATTGTCATTTTTTCAGAAAGATTCATTTTCTCACGAACATATCTAATAACCTCTTCTAACTCTTTTTCTCCTTTAAATAATAAATTGACTTGCTCTTTAAGTTCCTCTTTCTTTATATTCAATTTTTGAGTAGTTCCCCAAAGCAAATCGAGAGCTTCATCAACAGATTTGATATTTTTCAGTTCTCCTTCCGGAATAACAGATCCTACTTCCAACTCTGAATATCGCTCAATGAATTCATCAATTGTAATTTGCTCATCTCTAAGCAGATTTCCAAGATTTCCTACTCTATTTTGAACTTTTTCAAATTCACGAACTGCACGATCACCCCATTTCGAGGACATGTCTGAAATGAATCTATTTACTGTAGGAGTAGCATCTCCATCAATTTTTTCTTCAAGTGTTTCTACTGCTTTTTGTGTAGCCTCAACTGCATCAGTAATTTTCCAGTCTCTAGCTTCGGCTAAACTATCAAGAGCATCAGTTAAATTATAAACACCATCCTTATAATTCTCCAGCATTTCTTGCTTATCAGGACCAAGGGCTTCAACAGTCCATTTTGATGCTGCTTGTAAATAATTCATAGGAGCATACTTATTGAATTCAGCAAAAGCTCCCGCAACCCAATCCATGGCTTTTCCAAATTTACCGGCCTCTCTCTGTGACTTTTGAAGACTTTCAGGAATATCAGTTCCAGCAAGTGTCTGCATTACTCCAGCAGACTTTATAACTTCGTCAATCTGTTTTGCTGCTGCTTCCATTTGCTTTTCAAACTGAGAAGTGGAAACAGATTTAATTGCTTTTTCTAAATCTTCAAATCCCTGCTGTCCCTTATAAGGAACCTCTTCAAGAGCATATCCAAGCTCTTCTTCAAGCATTCTACTCAAATTTTTTCCAGCAACTTCTATGTCTTCAAATCTTTTGACAGTGTTTTCCCAATCCTGAGTTCCGAACGCATCCTTTAATGATTCTCCCCATTCCTCGACCGATTCTCCTGTTGATTTCAATTCCTGAGCATGTTTGCTTGCTGCTTTTGCTGCTTTGTTATGTGCATTGGCATATCTGTACACAAGATATATGAATGCTGAAATGGCAATAGACCATACATTCAAACTCATAACTAAAGAACTAACTACAGCACGAAATGATCCTAATGCAGTAGTTGCAGCAGCAGCACTACTTGCAATTCCGCCAAAAGAAGAAACAACCTTACCAAGAGCAGGAATCAATAATTTATTAATTCCCAGTGCCAGAGCACTGATTGTTCCCATTATTGCAACCGCCCTTCCAAATTCATCAAACTTTTTTATGAGAGCTTCAATTCCAGAAGCAAGCACGGCAGCAATATCAACAAGTGCTTTTAATGCATTGGTAACTCCCGCTTCTCCAAGAGCAACAGCAATCAATTTGATTCTGTCTTGCAGATTCTTAAAGGAAAGCGATAATCCTTCGATCTGAGTGTCGGCCATGTCAGCAGCAGCACCAAACTCTCTAGTCTGTCCTATCGCTTTGGAAAGTGCATTGGAACCGTCAGCAGCATTGCGTATAAGAACAGCAGCAACTTGTGCAGCACGAGTTCCAAAATACTCTACTGCTTTTCCCATATCTACTGTTTCTCTTCTTGCATCCCAAAGCAAGGGAACAAGATTCTCTAAAGAATTCTCCCAACCAGCAAGTTTAGGATTTATATCATCTACATTTTTTCCAAGAGTATTTAGATCAGAAGCAAGATCAGAACTAGCATCAATCATTTTGAGCATCATTCTTCTCAAGCCGGTTCCCATTGTGCTTGCACGAAGACCATTATCAGCAAGTGTCATGAGAGTCCCACTGACTTCATTCAAAGTCAGTCCAGCTTGATTTCCTGCTGCTCCTACGTAGTTGAATGCTGTTCCTAGCTTATCAACAGAAAGCTTTGAATTATTGATCGCATTTGCAAAGACATCAGCAACACGGGCACTATCAGTTGCTGCTAAATTAAAAGCATTCAGAGTTGTGGTGACAAGATCAGAAACAGTTGCAAAGTTGCTCATGGTACCAGTTGCTAATCTAGCAACTCCTGTAATTGCAGACATGGACTCTTGCATGGTCAAACCAGCCTGTCCTAATGTCTGCACACCTTCAGCAACTTCAGTAGCGGAAAATTTTGTTCGGCGAGAAACATCTTGAATTTTATCCCCAAGCACCTCAGCTTGGGAAGCTGTGATATCAATAATTGCTTGAAGATTTTTTAATCCTTGATCATATTGACTCATCACTCTAACACCACCAGCAAGTGCATTAGTAAAACCGTGCACTACTGAAGCAGCAACAACAAAAGCACCAAATTGTTTTACTCTTCTGTTGATATGCTCAAAAGCATTTCCAAAAACTCCTAATTGTTTATTTGCTTTTTTGGTTGAGTCTGTAATCCTATCTGTGGCAGCAACAAATCTTCCTGTACTGCTGATATATCCAACATTACCGGCGTTTAATTTATTTAGATTCTCAGCATATTTTCTAGCACTTAATGATGCTCCTCTTAATGCCTTATCAGCTTTTATCGCTCCACTAGATATTCCTTGCTGTGCTCTTCCAGCTTTTATCGTAGCTCCTGAAAGAGCACGAAACCGTGTTGTGTTCGAATTGATAATAGAAGATAATTCTTGGGCTGATCGCTTATATCTATCAACATTGCTGATAATACTAACTATTGACTTATTTATACTGCCATCAAGTCTTTTTATTTGAGCAACAGTAGAATCAAGTCCTTTTCCAATAGTTACGTTTCCCAAACCACGAGCAGCAGCACCAATTCTTGAAAGTGATACTGCAAAGTTTCTCATTGATTTGATGGTGTTTGGATCAACTCCACCAGCTATTCTTATAAATAATCCACGATCAGCCATGTTATACTCCCTACGTTCCTACACTCTTAGAACTCGTGGATTTAGAAACCCACTGCTTGTGTGCTTTTATCATATCTTTTGTCTTTTGCTCCCTCTCTTCTTCACTGAGACCTTCATATTCTTCTGGGTCTCTGAAGATTGGTAAGTCTTGCTTCTTTTGCTGTCTATCCAAAAGAGCTTTTCTATCTTCTGGGGCTTTTTCAATTTCCTTATCCAAATCAATTCCAGACAATGCTGCAAAAAACTTATACTCGTTGTATTTTTTGTCCTCAATATATTCAAGCATCATCTGAACTTGATATAAATGAAATCCCCCATCATAAAAGCGTTTATTGTAAAAATCGCTTATCCTATACTGGGTGAAACTATTTATTATTGTTAATACAACCCGACCGAAAGGATCTACTGCTTGGGAAGCAATTCCATCACTCTTTCGATCAGGTTTTGGGAGTTTTTTACAAACGCCTCATAGTTCACTTGAAAAATGACTTCAGCAATCTCATAGCACTGATTGTTTGTTAGATCACGAAAGGTAGGACGATCATCCTCAGTTGTCACGTACTCAAGAATAACGCTAAGATTATCTGTAATAATCTCCTGCAGAAATTTCAGAGCATCCTCATTTGATTCAAAGTTTGTTTGATCACCAAACTGAGAAATAACATCAACGAGTCTGTTCGTGATATCGAATTGATCTTGAATAGAGAGGGGATAAATCTTTATCGGATGGACTTCTTTGATACCAATGTTAATTTCTTTGATATCAGGATTCAGTGTTCTCTCAGACATACGTATTCTCCTTTTTGTTAATGAGATTCTTTTCCAATGGATTGTTTGTGATTTCTTCAAGAGAAGATTGTAATTTCATTCTACAAACAAAAACATCCATATGTCAAAAACAAACCCCCCTGCATAAAAACAAGGGGGTTTGTCATAATCATCTACATAGAATAATTCCTATCAGTCGAAGTAGATCCTCCCCAATGGCGAATTATCCCATGCAGCATCACCACCGCTCACTTCAGAGTCGGCACGTTTGGACTCAATAGTAATTGGCACGTTGGCGTTGTCTTCCTGAGCAAAGCTGAGATCCATGGAACTCGTCACCTGTGCCCGAGGAAAGATAATGTACATGTGATTTGTTTGATTCGGATACGTATAGATAGCTTCCATACGCACATATGCAGGCTCTTTCAAATCACCAAGATTGATTTCACCGCTATGTGCATTATCATATCCAGAAGAAGCATCCAAACCACGTGCATATGCAAGGTTACGAGGATGCAGTTCACGAAATTCACATTCCAACTGAGCATTCTCACGCAAAGGAATAACTAAGTCCTCCAATGCAGGAAAGCCCGAACTCATGCGCCAGAATTCAACATCGGACGAGAAGCTTGTGGAATTCAAAGCTCCAAGAGAATCGTCAGATTCATTCAATGTTTGATCTTTTTCCGAAATGTTGTCAGCAGATGAACCAACCAAAATTTTGGCAAGTCCAAGCGCAACAGTCGAAGTATCTTTGGTAACAGGACCAGTTCTAGCCATATTATACCTCCAGTTTCATTTTTTTAGAGAAATTGCTAATTCAGTATTATTTCTATCGTTCCAAAAAGGATTGAAAATTTTATATTTCTGTTGGAAATAAAGATAAAACATTAACATGACGACAATCATCACGAAAACATGTCATCTTTATCGATCCAAACATTTCAATATGAATAACACTCTTATAATGAGCATTTTTCCCAAACTTAAATACGAAAACACCATTTGGCTTTCTTCTTAAAAGTTTCTTTCCGCATTTTTCACAAAGAACCCATCCTTTCTTATCTGTCTCCATTGTTCCCTCACTTTATGACCATTGTGCTCCCCATTTCAATAAGGAAAGCATATAAACCATTTTCACTTGATCGGGACTGTATACGATCTTACTTTGAGGACGTAAATTTACTTTAATGCCCCCAACTTTTTCCCAGGGATCTTTTGTTGTGTCATAGAGAGATATATAACCATCAAAAAAGATTTCCATGACATCATCTCTGAGCAAATATAAATTATCTCCTTCAGGATCATTCCTACTGAACATATACACAGGCATGAAAGCTTCACTGACTACTTTTGGATCAATTTCATGCAACATTACACAAATCCATTGATCTGGAGTATCACTTTCTGGAGCAGATAATATTCTGTCAAAATAAATTTTGGTAGAAGAGTCCATTCCGTCCAAAAAGAATTTCTTTATCGATCTCCAGATATTTGTTTGTGAAAGTGTAGGATGTAAAGTCATTATGAATCTCTGATTTTATCTACCAATTCATCAATTACAGGATAGAATTCTTCACTTAACCACTTATCAGCTTTTGGCATTTTATCATCTTTCTCACTATTATACACGATTGAAGCATTATCGAAAATTCTCTTTAAATGCTGAATTTCCTCAATAGAAAAATCAAGAGTGATATATGTACTTCTTCTCTCAACTCTCACAACATTCATTATGATTGCTCCTTAAATTGCTCCATACATACTCAGTCTTTCAAGTGCTGTTACAGCATCTTGCCACTTGTTATCAATCCAATTCCAAATATCTCCTGATCCTTTTGTCACAAGCAATGTTGCCTGTCCATGTTGTTGAGAAACGTACTGCTCAGTTCTTTCAGCTTCTTCATATCCTAAAGGATCTCTCTCTTCTCCAAAATCATATTCAGATTGACCAAAATCATAAAGATCTACATCTCGTCCTTCTCTTCTAGCTTGAACAACTTCCTCAAGTCCGCCTTCTGTAGCCCTAACTGGAGTTCCTCTTCCAGCATCGTCATACTCTCTTCCACCACTTTTTGTGTACTTTTCTAAAAGAGCAGCATCAGCCCGATTTTCAGCAATTTCTCTTGCAATTTTATCAAGATGTGGTTGAAGATCATTTATAATAGTTTCTTTGAGAAACTGAGGAAATCGATCTTCTACCCATCTTCTAAAAGTTCCAGAAAATATTGGTCTGGGTAGTTGTCTTGAGGATCCACGCTCAAGTATTCTTGCATAATCAGCAATTTTTGTTATTGTTCCTATTTTAGTGCTAACTCGATCATTCCCACTTATTCCAACTCTCCAAGTGCCTCTTCCCTGATCAATTGGACGTATTGCATTTATCATTTGTCCAGTAGCAATACCAATTCTTGGATCGAGCGGGGTGCCTCCCCATCTTTCTGCATCAGCTTTCTCTATTTTCCACTGATCAGATAACTCAGGAACACCAGTAATGACATCTTTTTGTTCTAAAATAGTTTCAATAATTTTGGCAGCAAGTTCATTTGCTGCTCTTTTCGTTAAAGCTCCCCCTTCCTCTTCTCCCATCCAATATATAAAAGTCTTTTCCAATCCCTTTAAAGCAACTTTTGACTTCTCAGCAGCACGATCAACACGCTTAAACTCCTCCCAACCAAATCCGAGCATTGAAGTTGTTTTTCTAGCCATTATGACTCTCCCTGATAATCAATGAGAGTACACATATTCAATCCTGGCAAACGATCCTGCTCAACAAGCTCAATTTGATACATCTCATCATCAATATGCAGACGATCTTTGGATTGAATGTCCAACTGACGAGAAGCAAACAGAAGTCTTTTTCTTGTATATGCTCGTAAATATCTCTCATCATTGATTATTTCTTGATCAGAAAGTCTACCTGTAAACAAAACGTACTCACCAGAAAAAACTTCATCCCAATCGTATGAGAGTTCATAATTTGTATCTCGTGTCTCTGTCTCTGACTTCCTCATGACCATAGCTTGTTTGTTGCACTTATATAAAATCCCATCTTTGGAAATGACTTCTCTTTCAAAAGTATTACTAACTAACGTAGCTATCAAATAACGACCATCAGTTGTATGAAAATCTATTCTATCGCCTGGTTTAGCAACTGTGTCATAAGCAAATGTGTTGGTAATAACAAACTCACTTTCAAAAGCTGATCTTGGAAGCCATTCTCTTTCAAAATCAGTATATTCGCCAGAAGCTATAATTTCTCCTGACACGTGATCGTAAATACTGATAGCTTCAGCTAACTCAGTAAAAACTTCTTTAATATCAGTTCCAACACTACTCATTATAGAATCCTGTATCTATAACCTTCGTTATCAACACCAAAATCTTGCATTATTTTCGTAATATCATTTCCATACTGGTCGTAGACGAAGCCATTTTCCACATAAGTCCCAAAAACTCTGAACATATCAGCTATGTCCAGTAAATCAGGATCAGTATCAAGTGCTTTCTCAAATTTCTTATCAAGATCCTCAATCATAGCATTGTAATGATTAAATCTATGATTGAGACTTAAATCTTTGTATCTAAATTTATGTGCAGACTGTGTTCTGAGAATGTCTAAGCAATGTCGCTTTCCTCTCTGAACAGCCCAATATGCTTTTTTACCGTCAACTGGAAGACTCCATCCAAGCTCATTTAGGGCTTGGGATACTGCAAAATCGTACCCCTCAGCCCCAATAAGCTCTGATGAGGATCCCAACGACAGCTTTACTTCAGAAATAAGTTGTTCGCTGGTCTCTATTGCCATGACTTCTCCAAATTATGAAGATTTGCTACGTCTGATTTTTTTCTTAGGCTTCTCATCACTTGTAGTCGTGAATGTGTCTACACTATCAATAGTCGTGGCTTTTGTATCCACACTGTCTTTAGACACAGCATTATCATTTTCTGATTTCCGATTACGGGTAGGAGAATCCTCTTGGAGAATGCGAAGAGTTCTCCTACCCGTTTTCTTGTGGATCTCGATCTCTCTCCACAGAGCTTCAGGAAATTCACGCTTGGAACTGTCGTATCTTCCAGCAGTCACGACATTTCCACTGCTGATTCTAAGATTTACTAATAATTCAATAATCATATTGATTGCCTCCTGAATAAGATCAAGATCTACTTCACTGTCAGAGTCCACAGAGCATCAGGATGATAAATGACCGGCAGACCCTTGTTCTGCACTCTCATCCAAATTCCCTCCGGATCCCATTCTTCCTTTGTATCGGGATACATGCCGAACTGACGATCATTGCCAAAAGGAGCAAGCATGAACTCAGCAATTGGCTCACCGTCAACCTGACGAGCAAACATTCCGATCTTGTCATCAGTGATGAACTTCTTACGCATCACAACACGAGTGCGATTCACCTTGTAGCCATTACTGGTTCCGGATGACAGTGTGATCTTTCCACTCGACTGATCGACACTATCAATAGTGCCCTCTTCATAGGTGTATGGAGTGGTAAGATCGTAAATACGAACCTTAAAACCAGCTTCCATATCGACAACATCATCGAGATAGATGTCAGTATCACCAGAAGAGATATCCTGGGTCAGCCATGCGCCAACTTCAAAAATCTCATCATATATAGTGAGATTTCCGAGTCCAAGCAACTGACCAAGAACCTGACCGGGACGAGAGAACAGATCGCCATCACCAAAATTGGACTTCTTGAGCAGATCCTGAAGATCGCTATTGAACAGCAGCATCTTCAGAACTTCAGAATTCATAAAGAAATCAGTTGGATTTACACCAACATCTTCAACAAACTCTGTTTTGATCTCAAAGATATCCTTGATCGGTGTGGCATCACTTCCGGGAGAACCTGTACCATCATCCCACACATTGTCACCGGTCAGTGTCTGCTTGTGATGATCAGGCACACCATAGTCAACAGTGAACTTTGTACCACCTTCACGCTGATAGGTAAGCTCATGATCAAAGAAAGCTTTCGCAATCATCCACTCACGCCTACGAATGCAGCGATTCTTGAGTCGCCTTTGCTGGCGGGCAATCTGACGCTGTGCTGTCTGCCTCTGAGTCAAGGAAAGAGGTTCACGAAGATTGTTAAGACGAGTCTCGTCAATAAACGCTTTCTCTTTCCAGTAGGCAGCAGCGGCAGAACCTTCGTTGTACATTCCGTCATCGCCCATGACAGGTGCGGGCGCACCAGGAGCGACAAACGGTGTCATACCGGCAGTACCGTACTCCAATATCCACCGAATCCTGTCAGACTCGTAATTCACTGCTGGAAACAGACTCGTGAAAACGAGATTATCAGGATCAGGCATCCTCTGAAAAACTTTCTTCAGAGTTTCATGTTGCAATTCTGCAGGAATTCCTTTCATATCAAAACCTCCTAAGCGATATATACGCAGTTACTTCACAATATAATAAGCTCCGCCTTCGTCTTCACTCACATTGCCAAGATCAGTTATTGCCTGATCGTCAATGTTCGGAATAGCATTCTTGTACAGAATAGCATTCGAAAGCAGCACAGCACCAAGACCACCCTTGGCGTATTCACCAGCACCGGTATCAACATCCATATCAAGAATGTATTTTGCCTTGCTGCGCTTTCCGGAATCAGCATCCTCAGCTTTCAGATAGCAGTTTGCATCCTTGGCAGTATTGAATTCACCGGACACAGCACTGGAAAGAGTAACGGTAGCTTTGTAATTGGAAGAAGTGCGGTCAACATCACTAACAGTAGCTTCCTCATAAGCATCATCAGTATCAGTGAAGATGACGGTCTCGCCGGAAGCTACCTTGTAAGACTCCAGCAAATCAACATCAAAACTATCACTCGCATTCAGATCGGCAAGCAAAAAGACACGAGCAACGTCTTCAGTTGAAATGGTATCAGGAGCGTATGGGACTAATTTGTCCGTGTTTTCGTCCTTTGCCAAAATAGTGCCTCTGGGCAGACTTCCGTATCCAGAACGAATAGTCTTGTCCAAAAGCAACGCCACTTCACGAGGACTCTTGTACAATGGCTTCTGTATATCAACTGTGTAGCCAGTGATAGTCTGCTGAGGAGTAGCTCCCCCCAAACCGCCACTTGTACGCCCGAGTCCGGGATATTTAGTCCTGTTCACATCATAGCCAGGAATTGCCATATTCGTACCTCCTAAAACAATTTAAAAACATGTTATAAAACTTACTCTTCTTTGCCTTCTTTCACACCAACAAACGCCAGCAGTTCATTTGCGACACGAGTGGATTCTTCATCAAGTTCCTGATTCTGGGACTTGCGATCACCACCACCGAATCCAAGAACAGTCTGATTGCTATTCGAAACTTCACTCAAAGTCTCGGACCACTCTTTGATCTCAGCTTCAGCTTGCTCAGTGAACTTCTCTGTATCGAATGCACTGTTTTCATCCACGAACTCATTATGATCAATGTGCTTGCGGATTTTGTCGTGCAAACGAGCAGGAATCTTGTGTTCAGCAAGCTTGTTGTTCACAATCTGATCTGCTTGCATCTTCAGTTCCTTTGCCTGACGCAAAGACTCTGCCTTTTCAAGATTCTTGACACGATCCTCATACTGCTTCACAGAATCGGAAAGATTCTGAGTTTCACCCTTCAGATCATCACGTTCTTTTGTCAAAGTCGTGATCTGACCCGAAAGCTCAGTAATCTTGTTGTCCTTTTCAGTGAACTTATCCATAATCTCTTTATAAAGATTAGGATGCTGCTCCTTGAGTTGTTCAAGTGTCATATCCTCTACCTCCTGATTATCATTGTTTGAATCGTCACTCAAAATAACATCAACCTCAACCTCTTCTTCGGCATCACTTAATGAAGATACCCCAGTATTTTCATCAAATCCAAAAACACAAACAGAAGCTTCTTTGAATTTGGACTTTCTGAAAATCGTTCCAGGCCCCTTCATTTTCAAACCATTTACTTCAGCAGTTTCTCCTTCAGCAACTTCCTCAAGCAACAGAGGGCGAAGACCAACTGATGCTTGATATGGAAATCCATCATCGAGATTCTTTTTAAACTCTTGTGCAGTATCGTTGCTCAAAAGTTTAATGCTTTCAAATAAAATGGTATTGTCATCGGTTTTTGGTTTCGAATTCGACACGCCTATTTTTCTGTCAAGATCATGCTGTTCCAAAATAGGAATGCGCTTCTTATCAAATTGCACTCCCTGAACATCAATAGCAAGATCACCCCAAAGCCAATGGCCTTTGAGAATCTTGCCACTATATGCATTCATGGAAAATGCAAGTTCTTCCCCTTCTTCACCTCCAGAGAGCTTGATATCAACATCCTCAGTGAAGTACATTCCTTTTTTTGGAATTTTTTTAGTTGTTGTACTCACATTTTCACCTCCATGATTTTTGCTTTCACCAACTTTAGAGTTTGCGACACGTACAGCCTTGGCTGCACAATCTTTGCCATTGTCTTTTCGACATTGTTTATATACTGAATTAGCAATTTCCGCCCATTTCTTAGCTTGTTTTTCAGTTAAGCCCTTTTTGTACTTATGTGCATCTTTGCTGGACCATGGCATAAACAAGCTCCATAAATTTAAATTTAACAGCAATGACAAAACATTGCAAATTTATGCAAAATTTACTCCTGTTTGTCACTAGAGCTACCTTTTGGCTCCCCTTCAGCTTTCTCTTGAACACTTTCCTGATCAAAAGCAGAGAGTGTTTCAGGAAAATTCTCATCCTCAGTTGCTTTTGCTCTGCGAAGCGCACCATAATTTGTGAATCCAAGTCTTCGTGCAACTACCTCTCTTGGAATTCCAAGAGTATCAACAACTGAAGCATGTTTAGAACCAAGCAGCGCCTTAGCAATAGACTCAATGTCCTCAAGACGAGACATTGGAAGACAAATATCTATCAATTTGTAGACTGGTTTTTGTACATTTTCGAGTATGGGTTCTTTATTATCATCAAAATCAACAGTTTCTTTTACTCTGCGCTTGTATTTAAAATCATCTCTTGCCAATGATCTCAAATAGCAAATAGGACGCCAGAAATCGTACATCAAAAAAAGTCTAAAATAATGAAGCTCATCATTGATTCTATCTCCCTGTGGTCCTTGTGAAGTTTTCACACTCGCATATGTACTGCGATAGTCCCCGAGCATTGTATCCTGTGGTTTCTGTAATCCAGAACTCACCATCTGCATAATATCTGTGTCTTCATCAGATATTGAAGAAAGTTTAGGATTCTGCACAGTGAGTTTCATACCTGGGGGAAGGACAAGTGTGCCTCCAGGATCTTTTGGCTGCATAATTCCCGTTTGTCTTCGATCCTCTTCGCTCATTTGCAGCCATCTTCGAAAGGATCTAACGTCTTCCATTTCAATGACCCACAAGTAAGCACCGCTGGATTTTTTATGATCAATTTCGTACTTCTTCAAAGACTCATAATAATTCACCCATTCGATTGTTGTCTTGATATGACTGACGTTTCTTTTCGTTATAAAACCTTTATTCCAATGCACAATAAAACGAAAATAACCATTTGTCTTATCATACGGAGCACTATTTGGTTTTCGTGCTTTTGCGTATTTCAATTTTTTTGAATCGAAAGAGGAGTGATCTTTTACTTCTTTCTCCAAATCAGGAAAGTAACAAATATTAATAGACGGTATTAATGCCTGCTCAGTACCATTAGCATTTTGTGCTTTTGGAAAATTGACGAAGTAAAATAGAGGGAAATTTTGTTTGGTAGGATGAAAAATAATTCCAGAACCATCATCTCCTCCTTCTCTAATCATAGAAGGAGACATAAAATCTACCTCAACAAAACCATTCTTATGCAAAGTGAACATGAGAAAAAGTTCTCCCTCAATCTCAGTTCTTGCACAAAATTTCGGCATGTTTTGATAGATATCATTTCTGGGATCATCAACAATCTCATCAATTGCTTTCTGCAAGTCAGGAATTTTTGAATAGAACTCAAATCCCCATCCTGCCATTCTTCCCATGGTATCTCGAACATGGGAATTGATCCAGGGATTTCTTTCAGCTTTGTTCCAACACTGCTCTTGCAGTTTGTGCAAATCCCATAAATAGTTCTGATTCACATTTGGAAAGCCATCAGCATCAACAGCAGCATTTGATCTCTCAATAGATGAACTCGAACTAAAAAGAGGAAACGAAAAAGCGGAAAGCATTTCGTCTGACAGGCTATTCAGATAAGATGCTGCCTCTTCATTTGCAATTGCGAGTGGTTGGAACTCTAAATTTTCTTCAGACATACGCTTTTCCTCTTATAAATCGTATCTAGCAAAATTGTTTTTATTGGGAACAAATGATCCAAAATCATTGTTACCTATTCTTTCTCTGAACTGCTCTACTCCGAACTCCCTTCCTCCATAGATACACCATCCAAGTGAAAAAATCGAGTCGTCCTGTATTCCCCCAACATCATTCTTTTGTGGACTTCCGTACCATTTTCTTTGGGGATCGTAATCGAACATTTGCAATTCTTCAGAAAGAATATTCTCAGAAATTGATCCCGGAATAATTATATCAGAAGATTTGAATCTTCCGTCTTGAATAACAATGTACATTTCTGAAAAGGCTTTCTTCTGTTTCTCGAAAGAAGGAAACACAGGCTCAAAATGAACATCGTGATCTTCACACCATGGAGCTAAATCCCACGTTCCCCATCTCTCTGAACAGAGAGTATCTATTCCATCATATTCTACAACAGCCTCACTCAGTTCATTTTTTATACCTTCAAGTGTTGCATCTTGTATCCAAGATAAATGCAATAGTATATAAATGTAAGAAGGAACATCTTCTTTAATCTTATATTTACTCCTACTACCTGTCAAACCCTTGGCTACAATAGTCACTATTGTTCTTGCAAGTGGGTTCTTAGCAAGAGGATCCGATCTGTCTATTCCCGCATGAACAGACCAATTCGTATCATATAATTCAGTCAATTTCCTGAGGTCTTTATTGGAAGCTAATCTGGGCATGTTGTTTTTATGCAGTTTGTAAACATTATCCATATGGATAAGCTTTTCTTTCATCTTGATATTTTGCTCTCTCAAGTTCTCAACAGTATTTTTTTGTATTCTTTTTCTTTTCTTTTTGTTCTTTCTCCCATCTCTTTTTTCTATTTTTATCTCATTTTCTTGCACCTGATTTAGTATTTTCACTACAGTTCCATCATCTATTTTTGTAATATCGTTATTATTTTTGAATCCGTAGTAAAATATTGACTTCGCAGCAGGCTCTGAGAATAGTTTTCCACTCTCAAGTTCCCAAACATTTCTAAAATATCGATCAAAATCTGCTGGAGGGAACTTCCTTCTGTAAGAATCCAACTGCTCCTTGTTCATATAAGGATGCCAGTATTCATCAGGAGTAGCATTTGGAGCACTTCTATGATGAAAAAACGTCAGTCTGTCTTCTCCATTTATGTATCCTCTATATAAACGATAGAGCACATGATCCTTAGTTGATACTGTGCTGTCTATTGTTCCAAGAGCATTTATAATATTTCGTATAGAACCATCAAGTTGCACAAAAAACTTAGGATCTTTCATATCAAACATTTCAGAAAACGTATATCCAGTGATATTTGAAACGATTCCTGAATAGCTTGATATTGGCTGAAACGAAGATATTGTTTCTCCCCTTGAATTCTTGAGAACAGTCCATGCTCTCTGCACATTTGCTTTCCCAATGACGTTCACGAGTTTTGGGCTATTCAGTATCACTGATTGAATCATTTCATAATGCACAAAACGTGTTTGATCTTTTGAAAGAGCACCGAACACAATTTGCTGACGAGGAAAACAAAAAAACTTCCATATCTGAATAAGACACACAATCAATGATTTTCCTTCTCCACGTGGCCAGCAAAAAGCAATCAATCTATAAACAAACTGTCCGTTTCTCATTTCTAGTGCTTCTCTCAGCACCTTCTTCTGCTCTTCCCACATTCCCCTGAATGACTTTCCTGTTGTGGGATCTGGAACATCTGATAATTGTGTTGGATAAAGCCATTTTGGAACTGGAGAATTCTTTTGAGGAACACTAAAACGCACATTCTCTTCAACGAATTTTATAAATCCCTCAGCACCATTTTGATATTCAGGAATCTTTTTAGGATCCATTCTCTCTATTGCCATGCTATCTCCTCAATTTCTTTTACAACTCATTCGACAAATGAACTAGAACTACACTATTACCAGCATACTCTGCTCTGAATCGCTTTCCTTTTAATTCCTCAGCTAATCCCCAATAGTGTAGTGCTCCGCTGATATTGAAACTGCCCCGATTATGAAACAATTTCTGAGATCCTGGGATCTTCTCATTGAACAATTTTATTTTCAAAGTGTGATTATCCTTATCATATCCAGGAACTACATAATTATAAGAAACCTGAAACTGTCGTTTGAGATTGCTTGAGATACATGCTGTAAGATTCATAAAAATACTCACAAAACACTTATTCTTGAGAGGATTGTACACATCACAATTTTCTAATCCATCAATTGGAGCAGAATCCTTCATAAACATTTCCTTTTGGTATTTCTCATAGAGATTATTATCATCGCATTTAACACAGGGATGAACACTCTTATCATGTGTCCCATTTGTTTTTGCGTTATTTCTATTGATTTTACACTGAGCAGTAGTAATTCTGGAGACAAGAGTAGGACAGTAAAACGTATTCTGTGCTATCCATTGATCTACGTCCATTGTCATCCTCCGTTCATCTCAGCTAACGAATCCCAGATAGAATCCCACATCTCTTCGTATTCTGGATTATTGTTATCTGTCGGAAGTGAACACAGAACCTGGAACTCTTCATCACCATTATCATAATACCCAAGCTCTTTGTTTTTCTTTCTTTCAATATTCTCTTCTCTAGTCATTTGTACTCTCCTAGTTTTCCCCGCTCTCCTTTTGCTTTTCCTTGCGCTTCCTTTTCTTCTCAGCTACTTTCTCTGAGACTCTTATCGGCTCTGCTTTCTCCCCTTTCCTGACCTCATTCCTATGCGCTCTTGAATTATATCCTGGAACATCAATTTTTGCTTTGGATCTAGGCTTCCTTTTCTTCTTATGATAATTTTTTTGCTTTCCTCGTGCTTTCTTTTTCTTCACTGGCTGATCTAACTCATCTAATCCTGTTCCCTCTTCTGATTCTTCCTCATCATCCTCTGACTCGAAATCAATTCCTGATCCTTTTGGATCCTCTTCTGACTCCTCATCAACCACTCCGTACATAGCGTCTATAAAAGCCCCATCTCCTACTTTTCCTGGATCAGCCTTCTCCTTAAACACACTTCCAATATCTTTCCAAACACTCGTGAGCGTTTTTATAATCTCTCTCATCTCCTTGTACACAGGATGCACTTTAGGACTCCCCTGAGAATAAATTATAATCTCCTTATTGTACGTTTCCCACATCTTGAACTTGAACAACTGAGCATACAGAGGAATCAAATGATATCCTAACTTTATCACAGTCTCCTCAGTAGCCTTGTTCTTTTTCATCTTCTCAACAACAGCCTTCATTACACTCTTGAGGTACTTCTGCTGAAGCGCACACTTGCTTGTCCTTTCGCAAGGAACACTCTTCTGTATCTGCATGTACTCGCACTTCTCATACAGCGGGCATTTAATTCCTGTGCAATCCTCAGCGAAATCCCACGCTAGTATATAAATGCTATTCTCTTTATCATTTCCCCATCTCCCTTTCTCTAGCCTTACATCTCCAAGCTTATTCTGTACCCCATGAGGAATTGCATTTCCTTGACCTGTTCTTGGCATTATATTTTCTCCTTTGTGTGTCTTATGTATCCTTATGTATCCTTATGTATCCAAACAATACAATACAATATAATACAATAAATATCACACTTCCAGAAGAGATTCAAATGTAGTGAGTGTGTAGTGAGTGTGTAGTGAGTGTGTATTGAACGTGTAGACGTGTATATGAGTATTAGAAGACGTGTTACTTAATCTCTTTACTTTGAAAAATAGCATTCGATTGTAGTGGTGTCTCGACACCAGCTACCAGCGCAAGGCGCTCAACTTTAACATAGGGGGTCAGTTAACCCGCTCTTTGACATAGCCAACGGCACGGCAACAGCGGTGAGCATATAGACCACGCACCGTCTGGAGCCACTGATCGGAGGCAGCCCAGAAAGGGGAACCCATGCAATGATCCCGGGGTAAAAGGGGGAGCAGGGGGATATGTTCCGAGCTAAGATATCTCGGACGGAGGCAGGTCATGGACAACTGCCTCGATAGGCTCACGCAAAGTGGGAACAAAGTCTATGCTAGGTGGGGGACACCAGATTGGTGGCGAGTCCCTGCGGAGGCTGCCTAGTCCCGTTTGGAGCCATGATCCCATTTCCCACTCCCTGTAGGCGTATGTTACGCCAGGAAGGGTGGGAAGCACTAGGTCCCCGTGTAGTTATGAGATATACGGGGCAGCGGATTCCTAGTGTAAGATCTTTGGTGACTAGCTCCTAAGGACAGGATCTAAACCGAATAAAGCCCCGCATATCAAAACCCGTCTGCCCTCACCTTAGAATACGCCCCGACGGCGAGCCACAAAGGCTATGCAGCCATGATCCTAATATCAGGGAAGCACATAGCAGGCCAGGACCCGTGGCGTATACCGCGCTCCATATCTGGGATGGAGTGGGATTGTGGTCAATCGGAACTACGGCTAGGAAGCCGTCTCCAGACACCATGATCCCAAGCCATTCCCGGCAGAATGGAGTTGGTTTCCCACTTATAACTGCACTAGGAGGTGCACCATGTCAAATGCAACAATCACTAAGAAGGATGCAGTACAGGAATTGGTTCAGATCACAGGCGAAGACGCCGGTGAGTTTGAAGGACTGCCTCTCAAGGCACTGGTGAGGCTCATTGCCTCAGAAAAGGCACGGGTTGAGGCTCAAGAGGACGCCAAAGCCAAGGCCGAGGCAGCCACCCAGTCCACAGGGACAGGGACAGGGTGTAAACGGACTCCTAAGGGCCCTCAGTACACCAAGAGGGCACGTGCCACTAGGCGCTGGCTCCTTGGAGACTCAGAGGCAATGGTCAGTCAACTGGCTGACCTCATGGTAATGGATCCCACGCTCAGTGAGGAGGAGGCAAGGGACATGCTCGGTGTAGAGTCCAAGCAGAACGGTTATGTGAATGCTATCCGCGCCACAATCCGTTCGCTTTATTCACACGGCGCATTGGATCCCGCATATAGTGCAGAATTATTTGTTGCACTATACGAACAGGAAGAATCCGAATAACTACAATCCCACCTTAGGATCCCCATACGGCTCGGGTCGTATGGGGGGCCAAATGGTGCTGATTGTGCAGTATCACATATTTGGAGTTATGTAATATCTATTAAGGAGGTGTATTATGTTCTATTCATGTTAAATAAAATCTGAGATAGGGCCTGAGAAAATAGATATTAGGAGAGATTAGAAGGAGGTATTCCCCAATGAAATTACAAACCGTAATCGACATTTTAGGAATTGAGACTGAGAACAGTCTTGAGGATCTCAAGACCAAGTATCGAAATCTCGCCAAGAGATATCATCCTGACTTGGTAGGAGATCGAGGAAATGAGATCATGCAGATGGTGAATGAGGCGTATAAGGAGGCCTCAGATCGTTGGAATGATTTGAAGGACTACCTGATGAGTGGGAAGCCCTCAACAGGGAATGAGCTTCTTGGAGACAAGCTCCTGAGGGCGTATGAAACTCTCAAGAGGATTCCTGGAATTGAGTTGGAGCTGATAGGCTCCTGGCTCTGGATCACTGGTGATACAAAACCAGTGAAGGAAGTAATAAAAGAAGCTGGAAAGGAAGCTGATTGCGGTGTCGGCTTCTCCAAAACCAAGCTGGCTTGGTATATCAAGCCAGAGAAATATCATAGGAAGGGTAAAGGAGTTGATTGGGATACCATGAGAGCAACGTGGGGATCCCAAAGATTAGACAAGGAAGAGGACAGAGCAGTGGCATGATCCTATATCTGAGGCTCTGGGAATTTATTTTCCCAGGGCTGAATGGTAAAGGATTTGTTCTAGGAATTCATAATAAGGAGGAACGCAATGGATAAAGAATTGATGATGGAAATTTTGAAATTTTTGGTTGGCATGGGAATACTCTTCTTATTCCCATATGTGTTTTTTGTATTTGGACTGTAAAGGAGAATGATTATGTTATTGAAGGATCATGCAGGAAATTATAGGAATGAAATGCCTGAAAATTCCCACTGGTGCTCTGATGGCTGGTGGGAAGTTTACGGAAGTGATGGAGAAATCTCATATTATTATCCTGGGGAGAAAATAAGGATTTTCCCTGAAGAGATTTCCCAAGAGGATTTTATTGTCTGTCCTGCAGGAGATGGGCTTGAGGTGTGTCCCATCTGTGGACAGTTGAATGTAGAAACATATCAATCCTGCTGCACAGCCTGTGGGAAAACGTGTGGACTGCAAAATGGCTGCGGAGCCATTGATTGCCACGTAGAATTTGAGGAGTTTGAATAGATCCTAGTATCTGAGGCTCTAGGAACATGATTCCTAGAGCTGACTGGTAAGAGGATTTGGTTTTCCAATCTTTAATCAGGGAGGATTTATGGCCTATATCATGGTAGACTCAAAAAGAATTGGAATCACCGGAGTGGTGAGTATCCGGGGCGTGATTTACGCCCAGGGCGTTTATGAGTCCCAGGATTCTGAAGATGGTCCTGAAACAATGATTGATACTATTATTAGGTGGAATTCATTTTTTCAGAAGTGGGAGATTTGTGATTCCTATCATAGAAATATGGTAGAAGCATATCTTCAGGGATGGGAACGGGAGGAATTGAGAGAGACATGGGGATTTGACTTCCCCGAACTTGATGACCTCGAAGGAGAGTAATTATGATCCCGTACACAATCCACACTGACCTAACCATGTTGGAAACATTGGCTGAGAGGATTCATACTCATCAGCCAGTAGGAAGAGCATTGGCCGTTACGTTGGATCACATTTCCAACAACTATGGCTATTTTGAGGAGCAATCCGAACTGATCCAAAACCAAATGCATCACCTGGAGAAAAAAGGAGAGGGTAATTTTGCCCATGAGCTTTCTATGGCTTATGCGGCAGCTATGGCAGGAAGAGAATACTTCACCAAGCACGTGGAACGTGTTTGGGATGAATGGTACGAAGAATTTAATCCAGAACCAGAAGGAGAATAATGTAGATCCTCTCCCATTGTGTCCTGGGATTTTTATGATCCCAGGATGCTGTGGCTAGGGGATTTTTGTTTTAATGTCTAACATGGAGGTTTTCCCCATGAACACGATTACTGCCCATCAAGCATCCTTTGTCAATTTTTCCAAGAAAAGTAGAAACGACCTTCCGAAGTGCCCACCAGCGGCAGTTTCTGCCCCTTCTGCGCCCACTGTCAAAGTGAGACGTAAAGCAAGAGTTCAGTAGTGCTTCCTTTGAGCGGAATGCATCATTCCTTGCACGTTTCAGACCTTGTGCTTGTCTGCTACGTGCCAGAGTCTATCGTGCAAGGAAACAGCAAAGGAAAAGCAAAAGGAGAATTACCATGAAAATCAATATCAGAATCAAAGGCGAAATGACTCCTGTTCTGATTCAGGAGTCCTTGATAACAGATTGTTGGGATGTTGTTGTTGGTGAATTTTGTGCTGTGGTCGAGAAGAATTCTCCCTGGCACGTAATTGTCCAGACAGTAGAGGAGATTTTGGTATGAACAGGTTGATATTTGTGAACCACATAACTCCAAGAATGATCGACAGGAATGGTACTCTCAGAGTGTATGAGGCTGATTACATCCAGGTGGCTGAAATGATGCGGGTCAATCAATCCTGGAATTATTTGAACATGGAGGAAGAGGAGGCAGTGAATCTTGACTTGGAGAAGTTTCACAAGAAACTACCAAGAGGTAGACCCCACCACTATCTCTCTGAAACCATACTTGACTATGGTGACAAAATCATACTGGTTGATCACTTGAAAAACGAAAGGCTCAAATACCGAGTTATTCGTTGGGTGTAAAATTTAATTCTATCTGAGGTTCTGGAAATTTTGATTTTAGATTCCTTATTTCCAGAACCGAATGATGGAAATAACCCAAACAAAAAAGGAGAGTGTGAATGGCGAAAGTAAAGTATCCTTCACAATCGGTTCCGTCAATTTGGCCTGGAGCAGTAGGAATGAACAAATCAGGTCGTGGCATTCCTACTGGATGTGTTTCTTGGCAGGAAAGCACTTATGACAGAAATCCAAAAGACATTCCTGTGACTCCTGATGTGTGGGAAGAATGCAAACGTAAATATGAGAGGTGAGAAGATGGCAACGATTACCAAAAAAAGAGCTTTCTGGCACTATGAAGTGCTACGTGAATTGGAACATGTTCTTGATGGAAAATGCTCAGATGAGCTTGAATCTTGTCCAAGCTATATAGCAAGTAGACTTTTTGGATCAGGAGAGACAAAAGGAAAGAACACAAAAGGAATTTATGACGAAACAAGAAACAGAATATGGTGTTGTGTAGACTGTGTTGAATTGTTCAGTCCTTTTGCCAATCTTCATATGCTGGCAAAAAGAAGATTCAATAAAACAGAATCACAAATCAGAGGATGGGGAAAGAAATTTCACACATCGACAAGATATCCATGTCCATGTGTATTATCATGCGGATTTCCTGATGATCTTCCTGGACCATTAGTAATAGAAAGGGTGTTGGAAAGAATAAGTGAATTGGCAAAAATGTATTGGTCAGAAACTCTATGATTCGAAGGAGGCATTTATGCCATCGGTATTGTCTGAAATGCACCGTATAGGAAGTGAGCATATTGAGCTTTATGACTCCGACATGCTCTGGGATGCCTACATCATTGGAAGGGATGCTGAAAAAAGAAGTCTTCTCCTTGAGTACATTTGGGTTGTGAGAAAATGCGGAACTCATATTATTCACATACAGGATGCCAGAAGCAGTCGCCGCAATTCTATTCTTGAATACTGGCTCAATTCTCGGGATGAGGAAGTGAAGTTTTTCTATCTGAAAGATCCAACAACATCAACTGAGCAAGGAGGCAAGATTTTTGAAATTTCCGCAGACACAGTTAGGGAACTGATGAAAGGGGGACCATGTTTAATAAAAGCAAAGGAGATTGAAAATGAAGCCTAAGGATGTATCAAGCGGCAATTATTATGGGAAGAAGTTTTTTGAACTGTTGCCTAAAAGACATCAAATTCCTGAAGAATTCGATTGGACAAAAGCTGACAAATCAGAATGGGTAGAAATTGTGGAACGATGGTTCTTTAAAGGACTTCCTGAAGGAACAAAAGTCATTCCAAAAGAAGGAATTGATACAACAAAAGCAGTAGCCCATTTGTCATATGTTATGAGAAGTTTTGAACCAAAACATGAGCATAAAATAGAAGGAGTAGCATATCTCATGTCTCAGTGGTTTGAGAAAATTCTTATTCCTCAAGACAAGGAGAATGATCATGCATCCTGATTCATTACTTCCCAAAATATTTCCTGAAAATTATGAGAATGAAGGTGAGTTTGAATACACAGAGGAAATTCATGTGTATAGGCTTCTGGAAATGTTCTCCAGACATATAGAAGCAGAGTATCCTTTACATGAGTTAGGATGTCCCGCAACCACAGATTTCGATCCAAATAGTGATCCTGATGATTTATGGAAACCTAATAGCTCTCCTTGCTGCATATGTTCTGGATTTGTTCAAGTCAGACCCGCAATAATATGTCCATGCATACAAATGACTGCCAAAGTGGCAGTTGAAAAAACACTGAGAAATATGGTGGAGAAAGAATACATCTCAGGCGAGGAAGCTAAAATTCTATCTGTACAGCTAGACATAATCTAACCTCATATCAGCTCCAAGGATTATGTCTTTGGAGCTGACAATGATGTTGGATGTTGGATGTTGGATTTTGAAATTTTTGTAATTCCTAACAAAGGAGAATTTCTATGAGCACACCATTGTCAGATCCAAGAAAAACTAAGGTGGTTGCAGTTCAGGACAGCACGGATACTGATGTTGTCCATATTTATTCAAATTCAGACACATGGATTGCATCAATGGACAATACCTCATTTATGACTTTATTCGGAGAATGGGCATTTGTTTCCATCTATCATGGAGATATGGGAAGCAGCGAAGTTGAAATGGAATTGTTCATAGAAACAAAAACAAAATAAGGAAAACATCATGACTCCAAAAAGAAAACAAATGCATTTTATGGTTTTGAGTGAATTGGAGAAAGAGCTAGATGGTAAGTGTTCCGATAAAATTTGTCCAGCGCATATAGCACTTGATTTATTTGGAACACATTCTTGTTTTGGAGATGAACCTAAAAGGGCACCATTAAACAGGATTTGGTGTTGTTGGGATTGTGTAATGCTCTTTGAGCAGGAAATGAGATTCTATTGGCTCTTTAAAAGAATGAACAAACCAAGACGATTACTTATGCTGCCTTGTCCCTGTATATTATCAAAAAACAGTACAGAACTTCCAATGGAATATGTCGTTGGCAGAGTAACCGAAAGAAAGGAAGAACTTCTTTCCTATAAACAAAATAAGGAGAATGTTATGGAACTGCCAGAATTCACAAAAGAAGAGATAGAGGAAATTGTAAATGCGCTGGAAAGATCCTATGAAGTAGCAGCACAAGATTTTGGAATGTATGGGACCATTGATCGGGATGAGGCATGGGAACTTGCCGCTGATGCTGATCGTCCTGTAACTTTGGGAAATCTTGATCCAAAGCTGTATAGCAGGCTTCTCTTGTCTGATGGAGAGACTAAGGAAAAGATCAAGCTCAAAGCATTTCCTTACAAACATTATGAGGTGATGTAATATGGCAGATATCAAATTTCCCACAGATCATGGGTATTTGTGTGGTCATGGTGTTCGTTTTGAAAAGGATGAGAATAACAGAATTTCCATGTTTGAAGATGATTCCCACAACTGCATAGATATCAAAGGATTTATCGATGGAGAACATTTTTGGGATCAATTCTTCTATTGGGATTATGAGCCTGAATGGCTCGGTCCCGAAGAAGATGAAATTGATTACAACCTTGTAAGATATCATTGTCAAAAGGATGCGGAAAATCATTTTCTTAATTTGGCAATTAAAATGGACGGAAATTATGAAAAGGAAGCAAAGTAATAATCCCAATCGAACAGAGGAAAATAAGGATCTGTTCGATTACATGGAAGGGCAGTTTTCTGTGTGGTCAGGGCATCACTTTATTGTTGCTTATAAATACATAGGAAATAACATTCAGGAAAGTTTAGAAAACAGAAATAAAGCTCTACACCATGCAAAATCATATGTTGATATTATGAAACCTTTTCAACCGAACATCACTTTCATAGAGGAGGATTTATGACTGACTGGAAAGAGGCGACATTAGAAGAGCTGGAGAATGAGGGCTATCGTGTTGGAGAGCAAATTGCACAGGCAAACTCTCCTGATCCTGTAGATAATATGAGAGAAGCGGACAAAGAAGTATTCAAAGAAGCATTCATGGAAGAGTTGACAGAGGCTGAGGAAAATTACCGCACGTACTCCCCATTTGAGTTCTTCGCAAAGGATTTGAATGAGAGAGAGGATTCTGATGATGCCTGGGAAGCATATGATGAAGGAATCTCTCGGGCATTCAGTGATACGGTAGATGAGTACGATGACAAACCAATCCCAATCACTAAAGAATTAGGGGAGGAATTAACAATTCAAATGCTAGATGAATACTATCCAGTAAATATTGCTGGACAAGAATTCAATGCTGGGCACATTCTCAAACAACTTGATGAAACTTATTTCCACCAAGTCATGAATGATCACATGGAAAGCATGAATCTTGAAATAGTTTAATCTTTCATAGGATCTGGAACTTCTGAAAATTTTGTTCCAGATCCAATTGAAGGAACTAAACTTTTGTAATTCTAAACAAAGGAGAGAATTTCTATGAGGAAGGGGAAAATTTATAATCACTCAAAATGTAAAATGGAATTCGGAGAGCAAAAAATTTGTCCTAGATGTGATGGTTTTGGATCAACTGCACAGGACGGAATTCGATGTTCTATTTGTAGAGGAATAGGCATTGTCTGGCTGTCAAAATCTGGCTGGACCCGCCCAATATATGGACGTGTAGGTATTGAAGAAAATTTATACTAAAGGAGATTGTGTCATGAAAAAGGAAACTGTGTTGGAAATTGCTGGAAACTTTTTGGACAACAAAGGAATAGATTTCCATTATTATTCCAATTCTGAAGAAGGAGAACTACTCACAGCAAACTGGAATGATCTTGATCAGGACAAATATGATCAATTGGAAGACATTCTCAAAAGATTTGATATCGAATTGGATTGGGATGATGAGTGGGATAGATGCTATGAATGTGGAAAAGGAGTTCGGATTTCTCCAACACATTATGGATGGAGACCTGAATTCGTTGTAGATTGTGAAGGATATCGTGTGTGCAAGGAATGCTTTGAAAAAGATCCAGAAGAATACATAGAATTCTACAAGGAAAATACAAATGCTGCTTTTCATAGCTGGGCAATTCCTACTCTTGAAAAGCTAGGATACAAAGAATCAGATAATACATACGAAACTGGATTTCATCCAGGACAAACTGATGATCCTGAGAATATCAGACACATGCTTCTGAGTGCAGGAATTTATGATTTCGTGTTTGTGGTCAAGTCTGTAGGACAATTCGATGTAAACTGGACAGTATTTATCAAAGAAGGAGATTAGTATGAAATGGGTAGTCACACTAGCTGGTGGAAGAGGTCCTGACATATGGATCAATGAAGAAAACACAGTTGAGGCAGAAGACATAAAGGAGGCAGTTGAAAAAGCGATTGAATTGGTAGAATCTGATGAAGAGTTGGGCATCAATAATATAGTAGGAATTGATCTCGAATAATCTGATTCCAACTCATTAGGAAAAGGCGAGTGATTTTTATTGCTGGCCTTTTTCTTGTGATAGTGGAATTGTGAAAATTTTAAACAAGGAGAATGATTATGGGACTGGACAAAAGACTACTAAAAGATGCTCCAGACAGACTAACAAAACGACAAATGGCTAAGGACTGTGTTGAAATTTTTGTGAATGGAATACCCTGTCTTGCCTATGTGCGTAGATTTGAGTATTTCAGGCCCGATTTCAGGGCTGACAATCCTTTTGATTATTTCGGAGGATATGAAGTTGAATATGATCTTTATGATCGAAAAGGCTACAAAGCTGGATGGTTAGAAAAGATTGTTGATGACAAGGATTTGGAATCTGAAACAAGGGATCAAATAATAGAACGAAAGGAGTGGCTCAATGAAAAAGACATCGGGTGATTGGGAAGAGGAAATAATTGAGTTCTGTACTATTATTGATCCAGATGGGTGGGATAGAAGCTCACTTACAAATTTCTATAAAGATTGGAATATGCCTATAACCAAAAAAGAATTTGTATCTAAACTAATCATATCCACTGTACGTGCTGATTTCAAAAAACTCGGTGAATGGATGCGTGAGGAGGACACATGAAAAAGACTGAGATTCTGCAAGGATTAGCAATTACACCGTACAAATCAAAAGTCATAGACAACAACACGGTGTACTATGAGGATTTGCTTGGAAACATATTTGTCCGACTCTATAGGACTGATATTTTCATTAAGCATAGAGTGGAGGACAAAATTATCTTAAATAGCGGAGGATACAAAACAAAAACAACAAAGGAAAGAATAAACAAATGCTTTGGAATGTTTTGTGAATCACGATTTGCTCTACACCAATCTAACAATATTTGGAAAATAATCCATATTGAAAGCAAAAAAGAAGTTCCTTTCTTTGATGGGATTCAAATTCGAATGACAGATGCTGACTTTGTGGTTGCAAACTCAAGCAAAATTCCTGATGAAAACGAAACAAAAATATTGATTGAAAAAATCAATAGGTACTCTGAATTTTTTGTGACTAAATTCATGAAAGGAGAAATTCCCGCACCGAATAATGGCGACTGTTTCTATTGCTCACACTTTCCAAATTCAAGTGGAGATCATCTAATATCTCATTTGGATGAACATTATTACGTTCCTTCTTTACTGTATAATTCTGTATTCAACAATGAAAGCAGCACAGTCAGTCCACTTGCGAAAAGATTCGTAAAAATCATGTGGAACGTAATGCCTGATGAAGATATCAGTGAACTCAAAACCTTTGAGGACCTTGTTCATCATCAATTAAAATCCAATCTTAAAAAATATCTCAAAAGGAAATTAAACATTCCAACATAAAACCAATATAAAAGGAGAACACTATGCCTAGAAAACATGGATCACACATTGAGGTCATCAGTGCTTTTGTGGAGGATGAGGAATATCCCTATGAAGGATCAAATGTCTTTTTCAGAGACAATGTTCTATATTCATATGGATTTCATTTTCCGTTAGCTATAAAAGGTATAGATGGCATGATTATTGTTAATGGAGACAAAACTTCAGTGTCTACTTCAAAACATCAGAGTATCCTCCAAAGAGCTTTGTACCACAAAAACAATTACTCCACAACATTATTTTCCTCAAGAAAAGGAAACTTTGGAATCCTTGTTCATGATGATTATTGGGCATTGAATTATCAAATTTATCATTATCGGGCTAAAAGAGCAAAACACGCATTATTGGGATCAGGAACAAGATGGTTCGAATTTCACAATGGGAATTGGAATAATGAAGAATCAGCAAAAAAGAAAGGGGAAGAAATAGATAGGCAATTGTTGAGAGTGGATTGGGAACGCTATATGTACGCCAAGAAAAAAATAATAGAGGACTTCTCTCATATGTGGGAGGAATAAAATGTTTATCGAAATACTAGCTCTGGCTATAATTCTCTGGGCTCTGTGGTACTGGTTGTTTGAAGACTGATTTTCGTTTTTCTCATGGCTCAGGAATGATTGTATATGTTCCTGAGCTTTAATGGAAAATGAAATTTTTAAAAAATTGTTTTTAAAAACATTGACAGCACTTTTTATTTATGTTAGTAAAGAATCTACTTTCAGCTTTTCAATAACATATAATATAGAAGGAGAACGCCATGGCGAGACAAAGAGACTATGATTCCCTGGCGAGGCTAAGGAAAAGAAAGCATGAACTAGAAAGAAAAGCAAAGGAGTTGGATGAACAAATCAAGAAGAAGACACAACAAATCCTAGCCAACAATCCCTCCGAATCAGTCACAACTAGATACGGAATTCTCAAGTATCAAAAACAAAACACCTATCTCATTCCTGACAACGAAGAACTCATGGACAAGGCAAACATTTCCCAAAAAGTCTTCAATAAGATTGCTAAGGTAAATGTTGGTGATCTTAAAAAGCTCTTTACTGAGGAAGTTTTCAATCAATTACTGATTGGACAAATCATTCAAATCAAAAGTACCTCTGAGTATTACAAGCTTTCAGAATTTCCTAAATAACCTTTAACAGGAGGATTTTGCTTATGAGTTCATTGACCAAGTTCGCTACGGAAACTGCAAAGCTGATGAAGGAATTCTCAAACATGACAAAGGAAGACGAGGAAGCAAGGCAAGAATTCTGTAGTGAACTTGCTGAAAGTTCAGAAGAACAACAGGAAGTCTTGAAACTGTTGTTCGAGCAGGCAAAAGCAGAAATGTCAAAACTTCGGAGGGCAGAAAAAAGTAGCAGCAAAAGTGATGCTAAAACTGATGGAAATGACGTTGCTAAGAAAATGACAAAGGGAGAGCAGATTGAATATTTGCTCATGTCAGGACAAGCAATTTCCAAAAAAGAAATTCAAGAACATGTTTCTTGTGACAGGAAAACAGTAGACAGGGCAATCAAGAAAATCGAAAAGAAAGGAAAAGTAATCACAACAACTGAAGATGGCAGAATAGAAATTGCTGTGTACGCATAGAAAACAATGCTCCCGGGCACTTTGTCCGGGAGCAATAAAACAAGGAGACTTGTTATGAAGATCGGATTGGATGAACTCAAAGCAATCGAAACCCCGGCTCCAACAAAGACTTGGAATCCCATTCCACACATTGAAATCTACAATGAAGTGGAACGCAGTCTTGAAAATCTCGGAATCAAAACCATCGACTCTATAATCGACACAAACAAGACTGGCACGAATTGCTTCGTCACACACAAGCTTGATCTTGGTGACGAGGAAAACGACAAGGAACGCTATCCAGAGCTTGGCTGGCGCAACAGCATAGACAAGAAACTGAGCCTGGGATTCACAACAGGATCACACGTTATTGTCTGCTCAAATCTTGTGTTCAGTGGGGATTGGATTGAATTCCACAAGCACAATAGCAGACTCAGTGAATTCACTGTGCGTGAAATGGCAAATCGTGGGATTTCTGAAATGATCAAAAACACATACAAACTCAATTCCTGGCACGACAGTCTCAAGGAAATCACCCGCACAAAAGAATACATCGATCATCTTTTCATGACAATGCTTCGACAAGGAGCAGTGTCTTCAAAGAAAATCCTTGATCTTGTGAATGCATATGATGAAGAAGTTGAGAGATACGGAGAAAATTTGTACACAGCTTACAACTGTGCCACACAGACTTTCCGAGACATGACACTTCCTACTATCTCTGAACGCTCCGGAATTTTGAACAGAATAATCGAGGAAGACAGGCAAAAAGATTTCATCGATGTGGAGTACGCAGAAATTGCATAGTAAAATAAAAAGGGTCCTGAATATAAATTGTTCAGGATCCTTTTATACGCAAAAGGAAGTGATTACATGCAAAATTCTGTCAAGATAGTCAAACAGGTTTCGCAATCCTTTTACAAAAAGAACACACATATAAGCTATGAAGAAATCCTTGATGTTGCTTTAAATTCTATGATCAAAGCTTTAGAAACTTATAATCCTAAAAAAGAAAGAACACTGAATTCATGGATAGCATTTATTGCCCATAGAGAGCTTAGAAAAAATTTCAAAAAATACACTCCTGAATTTGAATTCATTGATTATCTTACAGAAACAAATACATACGATCCTGAAAGAATTTGTATGTTTAAAGAAACTATGGAAAATCTTTCCGAAACAGCAAAATACACAGTACACATGCTATTGAATGGGGAAATATCATTTGCAAACAACAAAAACGAAATCAAAAGAAATATAAAAACCAAGCTCAGAGAAAAAGGATACGCATGGAATAAAATACAAAGTGCGTTCTCTGAGCTTAAAACATATGCAAAGGAATACGTATGAGTATTGTACTGAGCAAAAGTGAAATCAAGGATCTCATCAAAAGGAGTGACGAATACACAGTCGGAGCACTCATGAGTATTTGTCCTTCTAGTGAAACTAACATGAATTTTGAATCTGTTGGAGATAGTAAAATACTAAATGAGGTCACTGATTTTTATCTGAAAAAAGGACATCTAACACAAAAACAAATACAAATGATTCGTCCTAAACTTTTGAAGTACATAGATGATGTGTATCAAAGAGGGGTCGAGCCCGCAAAAATAGATGATAACTGGAAACTGCCGAAACGACAAAAAACAAAGGAAGTAGAAAAGATAGATGATACAAAAGTCAAAGTAAAATTTCCTTATGATAAAGACATTATCAAGGAAATCAAAAAAATCAATAATCGTGCATTTATTGCAGAAGACAAATCATGGACTGTTCCTCTTACAATTATCAATATTGAAAAACTTATTGAGCTAGGATTTAATCTCGATAAAGAGCTTCAGGAATTCTACAAAGAAAGAACACAAGAGATTACTGAGGCAGAAGTAAAAGGGCTTGATGAAATACTCAAGCCTTTTCAGAAAAAAGCAGTTTCTTTCATTGATGCTAAAGATGGGAGGGCTTTGATTGCAGATGATCAAGGCCTGGGAAAAGCTCAGCCTTTGTATTGTAAAATTCTTACTCCAAATGGCTGGACAACAATGGAAAAAATCCAAATAGGAGATTTTGTAATTGGATCTGATGGAAAACCAACTAAAGTAATTGGTATATTTCCACAAGGATTAAAAGACACATATAAAGTAGAATTTACTGATGGATCAAAAACTGAATGCTGTCATGAACATCTTTGGAGCACAAAAGACACAAATAGAAGATACAGAAAACAGGATTTCACTTTAAAAACAACAGAAGAAATAATCAATCACGAAATCAGATATAAAAATGGAAAGCATAAATGGAATATCCCAATAGTTGAGCCAGTTCAATTTGAAAAGAAAGAATACAATATTGATCCATATCTTATGGGAGTATTGCTCGGAGATGGATCACTTTGCGGAACGTCAATTGTGTTTAGCAATCCTGAAATTGATAAAGACATAGCAGAAAAAATAAGAAGAAATCATATTCCTAAAGATTGTAGATTTGTTTACGATGGGAGAAAAAATGAGGGTAGTTGTCCCCAACATAGAATTGCTGGAACAGAACATCAAATAAGTCCAATATTAAATGAAGTGCGAAAAATGAATTTAAATGTACACAGCGGTGAGAAATTTATTCCTGAATCATACAAACTCGGATCTGTAAGACAAAGACAAGAATTATTAAAAGGACTAATGGATACAGATGGTAGTGTAAATAGTAAAGGAAAAGCAATGTTTTACACAACATCTCAAAAATTGGCAGAAGATATTATTGAGCTAGTCAGATCACTAGGAGGAATAGCTTATAGCAATCAGTATGAGAATGATTTTCAAATTCCAATAAGCACCAATTTTTGTCCATTTTATACAAAAAGAAAAAAAGAAAAATGGAAAAACACAATAAATACAAACAATGGCAAAAAGGGCAGATTTTTTACAAAAATTAAATATATAGGAAAGAGAGAGCAAAAATGTATATCAGTAGAAAATAAAGATGGTTTATACATAACAGATGATTATATTGTAACTCATAATACTCTGGAATCTATTGCTTGGATTCAGCATAAAAAAGATGCTGCTCTTCCTGTCGTTGTTGTGTGTCCTGCTGCTGTAAAATATAACTGGAAAAATGAGTTCATCAAATTCACTGACTATACAGAAAATGACATCGAAATTTTGAGTGGAAGAGAACCATATGATCCTTCATGTGAAATACTCATAATCAATTATGATATCCTTTATAATTGGAGAAAGAAAATTATATCTAAAATCAAACCGAAACTACTAATCGGTGATGAAATTCATAAGATAAAAACAAAATCTGCTAAAAGATCAAAAGCCTTTGCATACATAGGAAAATATACAAAATACGTAATAGGACTCACAGGAACACCAATTCTAAACAGACCAATAGAAATTTATCATCCAGTCAGCATAATCAAACCAACAATATTTCCAAATGAAAAGCAATTTAAATTCAGGTATTGTGGCCCAAGCAATAATGGATTTGGAATGACTTTTAACGGTGCTTCACACACAATTGAGCTTAATCAAATACTGACAAAAGAAGTCATGCTCCGAAGAAAGAAAGAAGATGTATTGAAAGAGCTTCCTGACAAACAAAGAGTCATAATGCCACTCGAAATAGATAACAGAAAAGAATACTCGTGGGCATATGATGATCTTATCAATTATTTGAAAAACATAGATAAGGAGAAAGCAAAAAAAGCAGAGAGAGCAAAAACACTTGTCAAAATCAATACCCTGAAACAATTAGCTGTAAAAGGAAAACTATCACAAGCAATACTTTGGATAGAAGATTTCCTAGAAAACGATAAGCTTGTGGTGTTCACTTATTATAAAAACACGGCAGATGAACTCGGCAAGAAATTCTCTAAAAATTCTGTAAAAATTGTTGGGGGAATGACAGACAAACAAAGAGAAAAAGCAGAAAAGAGCTTTTGGAACGATGAAAATACAAATCTCTTGATTGGAAATATTGAAGCAGCAGGAACAGGAATGAATCTTCAAGTATCAAGTAACATAGCTTTCCTTGAATATCCTTGGTCTCCTGGACTGTTCAGACAGTGTGAAGATCGATGTCATAGAATAGGTCAGAAAAACGCAGTCACTATTTGGAATCTCATTGCTCAGTCAACAATAGAAGCAAATATTGTGCATAAACTAGAGGAGAAAGCAAAAGTAATTTCTGAAGTAATTGATGGTGACGAGACAGAGGGAGGGGGAATATTCAATGAGTTAATAGATCAAATTTATCAAGAAATCTAAAAGGAGAGATTTATGACATGGAATGCAATTGCATATGGTGACGATGGAAAAATTGAACACCTTTCCTATGCAAAAAAGAAAAGTCTATTTGAAATGTGTCAATCAAGATTTGGTCATTGTCTTGGAAAAATTGTTGATAATTCTGGAGAATCTATTGGTTGGAGATTTGCTAAGTGTGGATCTGGAAAAGAATGTGTTCCAGTTGTGTACGAAATAATCATTAAGGAGATTTGATTATGTGTAAATTATTGGTAGACATTGACTATACATTCAACAAAGAAGCATTTCTTTATTTCTCAGGAATTGAAGTATGCTGCCAGCAACTATCCAATGCGATTTTTGATAGGTGTGTGATAAAAATTCGTCCTGGACATGATCGTGATGGATCTATAAATCCGATACTCTACTCAATAATAAAAGATGATTCAGAAACATACCCAAATGATAAACTATATCTATTCAACTGCCCATTCTGTGGAGAAAAAATCAAAGTATGCGCTCACGATATGTGTAGGGGCGTACATCAACTTGAAATAAAGGATTTGGGTCATAAGAGCTTTGGTCCTCACACACTTAAAATACGTGGAGTAACTTTGGAAGAAGTTTTAAGAATCAAAAAGATGAGAGTGTAACCCAAAGAAGGGCTGGGTTCTATCCCAGCCCTAAACCACAAGGAGGTTTGATTATGTTTCACATATACGCAGCATTGCAAAATGCAGACCTCACTGAAGGTAGAGGCCCAATGATTCCAAGAGCGCATTTTACTATGGAGAATGATTGCAACGCATTTTTACTCACTTTGGATGGTATTTTCGGAAGCAGACAAGGACTGGAATGTGAATGTGTAACAGTGTATGAAAAATTGTTAGAATGTCCAGACTATCGAGAGGAGGTAGTGAGAGCACAAGCTCTTTCAAAATTGACAGAAGAGGAAAAGAAGATTCTTGGTTTGTAAAAACACTAAGGGGGTTTAATCATGACAGATGATTTCTTTTCAATACCCAAAGATGCAAAAATCCTACCTGTAATTGATGAAAAAACTGGAGAAGTACCTAAAGTAAAACCATTTTTTACCCTCGATAACATCCCAAAACAAATATTATGTGAAGACAACTGTCCTATGTGTCAATACCTCAAAGAACGGTATACAAGAAAGATGAGACAATGGGAAATACTGGAAGTAAGGGATGATTTTGATGATCCTCGTTTTTTGATTCACAATAACTCATATGAAGATTTAAAAGCCTTGGAAGAACTATAAGGAGATATTCCCATGAGAACAAATTTGAAATCAATCGAAGAACTGAAAGATGTGTCTTATCCACAATGCTTTCCTCAGTGTGCAATAGCTCAAATGTCAGAAAACGCATATTCATGTTGTGAAGTACACTGTTTGAATAAAATATGCGACAATTCTTTTGATCATATCGAAAGAATCATGAAAGACATTCAAGGAGATGCTTATGGGCACGCTAATAGATATGAGAAAAATGATTGAAGAAGAGTTAGAGAGGCTTTTTGAAAACGAATACGCATGGGAAATGTATGAGATTTTGTATGATAATCTTCCTATCTATATTTTAAAAGATTGTGCTCCTGCACTTGATCTTAGAGGCTTAGAGGAGGTCGATTGTATATGGAGAGATACGGAATGATATTTTATAGATTCGATGATCACAAACAAATGGGATCATTTGACATGGTGTACGTGAAAATTGCTGAATATCATTTCTATCTTGTGAAAGAAACTCCCTGTGGCTATTGGATAACAGATAGATGGTACACAATTTCTGACTTCAACATGGATGAGAAAAACATAAATTACAACTATTGTCATTGGGTAAGCAAAACAGCAAGAAAAAGATTTGCTTATCCTGATCGTAATCAAGCGTTAGAAAGTTTTGTTGCAAGAAAGAAAAGGCAAATAAAGATTTTAAAAACAAATCTTGAGTTTGCTGAGGTAGCATTAGAAAAAGCCCTTACAAAACAAAAAAAGGATGAACAAATTGAGTGAGGAATACTTCAAAGTCAATACCAAAATTATTGATAATTATGGAAAGCATCTTCCATCCTCTACAATTCAAACATATATAGGACTACTAAGACATGCTGATGGCAGGGGCGTAGTAATAGATCAAAAAACACAAAAACAATGGGCTGATGCAATCGGTGTAGGAAAGACGACCCTCGCACGTTCTATACATATACTACAAGAAGAAGGATTATTGAAAATAATCAAACCTAGAAATCCTACTGATTGCTGTGGCTATATTGTTATAGATCCAGGGGAAGCTGTATCCTCTTCAAGAAAACGTAGATTGTTTATTAATTACAAACAAGGTAAAAGAAGCGATATATAAAGTGGTCACTATGCCTGCTATCAAAATATCAAGAATTAAAGAAATTAAAGAAGTAATAAAAATTATTGATGAAAGAATTGAATTATCTTCTGCAAAATATGAGGCAATAAGTGGCAGTATCGGCATGTACTGTAAAGGTAGAGCAGATGAAGCCAAAGAAATAAGAAATCTGTTAATAAAAAAACTGGGGTTGAAAGATGAAAAATGTAATAAATAATACTTTATGTCATGTCAAATTATCAACAATAGAAGAAAATCTGTACGATGATATATATAGTGATGATATAGAAATCGATATAGATTTTCTTGATGGTCCTTTAAAAGGACTGTCCATAACAAAAATTATTGATAAGGCAAAACTCAGAAATATAATTTCTGAAAATAAATACAAATTAAAAACTAAAAATGTCCTAACTAAAGGAGTTATTATGCCTAACATCAATTATAGAAATGAAAATACCCATATGGAAGAATACTCCCTTGTCGAAGCAAAACACAGATTTCGACACTTCTGCAACCATTGCGGACATTTCAACAAGCAGACACATGATTGCGCCCTAAAATACAGAGTAAAAAAGATTATTATAACAGAAAAAACGTCAATGAATATGTGGGTAAGAAAAATAGGTGGATGTGGTGGGTTTAATAACGTAGCTGTATTAATAAACAAAGCAAAAAAGAGATAATATGACACCCATTTTTATTTCAATAGGATTTATTGTTTTAGGATTCTTGCTAGTTAAAATTTATTCAACATTACATATTACGTGGCCTTTAGATGAAATAGGTTTTAAATGAAAACTAAACCACAAACAAAAAGGAGAGAGTCATGACATTGAATGAAAAGATGAAAGAAGCCGGTGTAAAGCAGTCAGACATTGCTAAAAAAGCAAACGTATCTCCTGCTGCTGTGAGTCTCGTATCAAGGGGACTGTCTGCGTCAAAAAGAATCACTGAACTGATTGAGGAAGAAATCAAAAAGAAGAAGGAGAAAAAGAATGCCTGAGTTTGAAGTTCTTGCAAAAGCTGAACCTGCATTTTTTGTAAAATGCGAAGTCTGTGATCATGAGTTTTGGGTTGATTCGTCAATAGAGGAAAATCTGATACGTGTAAAAAAAGAAAATGGAAATGGTATTGAGTTGATTGAAAAATGTCCAAGATGCAGAACAACCAGAAATGGAGAAGCACAATGAAAGAAGACAGAACGGCAATATACAAAATCATATCAGACATGTTAGACAATCCAGACAAGTATGGTATTTATCCAACAAGTACAGCATATACCCGTCTTGAGCATTATATTGAAAAAGTGCGTACTAAAGTGCGTGCTGAAGCAATTGGCTGGGCACATGGATTCTGCTGTATTGAATTGGACAAAGGTAATGATCCTCGCACAATCGAAATACCAAAAATATATGAACAAGCCAAATTGGATCTTGAATAA